TGGCGAAGAGGCCGTCGAGCGCAGTCGGCAGAGAAAAGTGCCCCGCCGCCGTCGGAGATAGAATTTTTAGAAATTTCTATTGTGTTTTAGATTTAGATATGCAATGATGTCAATATCCCTTATCAATTCAGGGTCAGGGGATAGGCCCTAAAACACGGAGATTTAACATGAAACTTCATTTACAAACTTTGAAAGCATTAATTAAATACATTGCACCTAAAAAAGATATTCGAAATGCTTTAAATCATGTGTTAGTTGAAATAACTGATGCTCAAACTTTTTATGTCGCAAGTGACGGGCATAAAGCCTGTTTATTTAAGCATGAGATGTATGATTCTGACGATATTAAGACTGGTCAATATTTGATCTCTAGGGAAGCATTAAACGTTTTTTCTAAATCGCCGGTAGAACTGGTGGAGTTTAGTGTTAGTGACGGGGGTAATATGACTTTGTTTGATAATACACTTCAAACTACCTTTTCCACCGACGCTCGATATCCCGACTGGCGTAAGCTATTGCATCAAATTAAAGATTTAAGCGGTAAACCGTCTCATATTGATCCGAGATTATTAAAAGAGGTTTTTGATTGTTATCGTATGAGTAAATGGTTAAAAAATGATAGTCTTTCGTTGTCCTTGAATCAAAATGGTTCCGGAGCTAACGCGGTTACAGCCGCCGATGATTCAAATTTCGTTGGGGTAGTAATGCCCTATAGGGCCGACGATAAATCAAAACATATTTTTGATTTTGATAGTTGGATATCCGATCAACCGTTGAAAAAAGCCGCGTAGTTATTTTTCCGTGTAGTACCTTTGGCCCCCACTTGGGGGCCTTTTTTTTGTGCGCTTGATATTAAAAATAAACCCGTGATAATATCGGGTTTCCCGTATGGGAAAAAATCAACTAACACGGAGATTAAAAAAATGAGTTATCCAACATCGTATGCCCCCTATTGCGCCGGAGAGTGGAAAAATGGCGAAAGGCCTATTTCTGATAAATATCTAATGCATGTCAAACACGATTCTAAAAATTATCTATATATCGTCGATGAATTTAATAGATCGGATTTTTTAGACTGGGTTTTACAGACTTTTGGTTCGGAAGAGGCTTTCGAGCATTGGTTAAATGCACCATGCAACAGCGCTTTTTATAACGAATTTACTCATAATTGGTCTGAGGGCATTGAGGATTATCTAACGCGCGAGGGCATTTCTGTAACCGAAATTTATTTGGCGGATTTAATCAAATTATCAGAGGTAAGCATTAAACGTATTTAATCGTTTTTTTTTCTCTATCCGGCCCTCATTTTGGGGGCCTTTTTTGTGCGCTTGCATGTTTTCCCTTTTTGGTTTTATACTAGATACCGCACTATGCGATTTTATCAATATTACATGGAGAATTTAAAAATGGAAAAAAGATGTATTGAATTGGTTTTCGAAAAGTTCAAAGAACGGGCGACGGATATCGAGGGGATATACCGATATTACGACCTAGATGAGTCGAAGCGATCCGCTCATGTCTTGCATGACCAATTGTCCGGCGATTGGGCCGGAGAAGCATTGGACAATTACGGCCTAAGCTTTGACTATGTGGCCCCTCACACATTTACCGATCAAACTGAGGGATATTATCGTTGGCAGTTGAGTTGGGGCGGCCCCTCCGATGAGTTTCGCATTTATGTCGATGAGATGACTCGGCCCGACCGCGTTGAATATTGGTTTATAGATTGGTTCGACGGGGCAAAGGTAGAAATTAAGCGCGGCGCGTATTCTTTCCTCGATGCCGCAATCAATTATTTTTTTGAGTATGAGCCCGTACCATACAAAGGGGCGGAAGTATGAAAAACCCAATTCAAAAAAACGAAATCTGCGCTACGCCGAAAGAGTTTAGCGAAATTTGGGACGTGGTAAACCGTATCCCTGACAGCGAGCGAAGCGGGGCCATGATCGCGGTTAATATGGCCGTCAATTTCTGCTCACGTTTAGCAGATATTGAACTCATGCCATGGGTTCGATTAGCAATGGGCCAAACCGACGAACAACAAAAAGCGCACCGGCTTATTATGTCCGACCGGATTACAATTGCCGAAGCGTTAGAGCGCGGTATCTGTGGCGATTTCGCTAAGGGTTTAGGTAAATCTTTAATTCATGCCGATAGCGGTAATCTGCATTTAATCACCAAGACATGGCCGGACATTATCATCAAGGCGTACCGGCTGGCCGTCGATAAATAACCGTTCGCCTCACTCACTCCGGCCCGCATTTTCGCGGGCCTTTTTTTTGTTTGGTGTTTCCGGATCCGGCCCGATCCCGTCCACTTAATTAAGTTAATTAAGACTAACAAACAAACGTTTGTTATTTTTTAACAAACTTTTTTGATAGTGAAACAAAGCCCCACCCGCCACCCGTGGCCCGTCTCAAACGTACCGTAAGCCGTGGCCCGTGGCCCGTGGCCCGTTTAAATCGATCCGTACTAGGTAACCATATCCGCAATCGTTTGCGTGCCGTGGCGCGCTTCCTAGTTCATCCTAGAGCACGGGCCATTTTTCGCGGGCCGTGGATCGAATCGGCAGCGGTCATATGGCAATGCAAAATCGCTCGGGGCCCCTGTTTATCGGGTCATCTGCTCGATATCCGCGATTCGTGTTGCGCTGCACCATGCCCACAGACCCACGTCGCTGTCACCGGGTGCAAGGGCCATGTTTTTCACGAATATTTGTCAAAAATTTCATATCATGTTTTACTTGCAAAAAAATTTATAAATTTTATAATTTAGCGCATATATTCCCATATCAATTAATAGAGAAAAGAATGCCCACAACCAGTGACTTAAGAGCAGCCTTGGCCGCTTACAATAAAGAACATAAAAAATTAGAAAGTAAAAAAATATCTAGGATCAAAGAGAAAACGATTAGGAACCTTCCTAAACGGAACAAGGCTTTGAAAGAACAACCCTTGACTAGAAAACAAGAATTGTTTGTCAAAGAGTTAGTGACTAAGGATGGGCAAATAACATTACGTCAGGCTGCGATCAATGCGGGATATTCGGCAGGATCGGCGCACCAAAGAGCATATGAACTGACTAATCCTCAGATTTGTCCGCATGTCGTTAGGCATATCAAAGCTTATCGGGACGAGCTTGATCACAAATATGGTATTGATTACAAGCGCCACATAAGGGATCTGCAGATTATCCGAGATCGAGCCTTGGAAAACGGGGCGTATTCCGCTGCCGTTCAGGCTGAGTACCGACGTGGCCAGGCCCACGGAGACATATATATCAACAAATCTGAAATCAGACATGGTTCTATTGATTCGATGTCTAAAGAAGATGTATTGAAAGCCCTAGAAGAGATAAAGGAAGGTTATGCCCCGATCACGATTGATGTTACTCCAGAACGAGAAGCCGATTCCGAGGACAGCCCTGAAGAGGGAGAGCGGTCTGTGGAAAACGATGAAGACAGCCTTGGAGAAGAGCAAGAAGAAGATAGAACACACACGCCTTGAAACGTGGGCCATGCCCGGTGTACCGGACGTGGTGTTGTGTGATGAATCGGGTAATTTTCACTTTGTCGAATTAAAAGCAACGATGACGAATGCGGTTGATTTGAGACCGCATCAAGTATCTTGGTTGAGTCGTCATAAGCATGCGAGTACATGGGTTCTTGTCCTGCGGATCGCGGACCGCGGCACACGGACCAAGAAGCCCACACCGGAGTCGATATCGTTGTATCGGGGTTCGGAGGCGATGGATTTAAAGTTTGACGGATTGAAGTTTAAGCCGGTGTATCGATCTGATGGTGCGGTTGACTGGGACAGGATATTGGATTTGATATTGAATGTTTCACGTGAAACATAGGCGTTTTGCATAGGCGTTTTTTATAATTTTTACAGGGTCCCCCGATGGATGTAGATTTAAACGCTAACGATAGGGAGCTAAAGCTTCGATTGCGTTTAGCGCAGATTGAGAAGAACGAGTTCTCACAAAATAATTTTATTGGATTTGTTCGTACTGTATGGCCTGACTTTATTGCGGGTCGGCACCATAAGATTATTGCAGAGAAGTTGGAGCGGGTGGCCAAGGGTGAGTTAAAGAGATTGATCATTAACATGGCCCCACGGCACACGAAGTCTGAGTTTGCGTCGTATTTGTTTCCTGCGTGGATGATGGGCAAGAACCCGAAGATGAAAATTATTCAGGCGACGCACACGACTGAGTTGGCGGTTAACTTTGGGCGTAAGACGAAGAATTTAATTGATAGTGACGAGTACAAGGAGATTTTTCCTGAAGTACAGTTGGCCGCGGACAGTAAGGCTTCGGGCCGTTGGGACACGAGCAAGGGTGGGATGTACTACGCGGTGGGTGTAGGTTCTAACCTGGCTGGTCGTGGTGGCGATTTGGTGATTATTGACGATCCGCACTCGGAGCAAACGGCGATGAGTGTCAGTGGATTTGATGATGCGTGGGATTGGTACACTGGGGGTCCCCGTCAGAGGCTCCAGCCGGGTGGGAGTATTGTATTGGTGCAGACTCGGTGGTCGGAGAAGGACATGACGGGTCAGTTATTGAGGGCGATGGCTAAAGATCCGTTGGCCGATCAGTGGGAAGTCGTGGAATTACCGGCTATATTTGATGACGGTAAACCGTGTTGGCCGGAATATTGGAGTTTGGAGGACCTGACTTCGGTAAAAGCGTCGATTCCGCCTAGCAAATGGAATGCACAGTACCAGCAGAACCCTACGGGTGAGGAAAACGCGATTATTCCACGCGAGTGGTGGAATAAATGGGAAAAAAAGGCGGTTCCTAACTTACAATTTGTGATCCAGAGTTACGATACGGCGTTTACCAAGCGCGAAACGTCGGATTTCTCGGCTATTACGACGTGGGGTGTGTTTTATCCTAACGAAACGGGGCAACCTAACCTGATTTTATTGGATAGTAAGAAGGGTCGATGGGACTTTCCAGAGCTAAAGGAGGTGGCTTTGGATAATTATAAGTTCTGGGACCCCGACACCGTCATTGTTGAGGCGAAGGCGAGTGGTTTGCCCTTGACCCACGAGCTACGGAACATGGGCATACCGGTTGTAAACTTCACACCGAGTAAAGGTAACGATAAAGTTTCGAGGGTACATAGTGTTTCGCCGTTATTTGAGGCTGGAATGGTCTGGGCCCCCGACGAATTATTCGCGGACGAGTTGATTGAGGAGGTTGCGGCCTTTCCAAATGGCGAATACGACGACTTGGTGGACAGTATGACACAGGCTTTAATGCGTTATCGTCAAGGAAATTTTGTTCAATTACCGACGGATAGTTGGGAAAATGATGAAACTTCTGCTAGAGTAAGGGTATATTACTAATCTAGTATAATTGCGCTAATACTATCTAAGGGCTCGTTTATGGCACAGGCTAAAAAAGGTTTTGGAACGTTCATGGAAAATGCGGTTCCGTCTCAGATCGACATGGAGGACTTGGACGCTGAACTGGAGTTAGAGCTTCCCGGCTCACGGAACACGGTCCAGGCGATGATCGAAGCGGAAAATGTAGGCGAGATTGAGATAGAACAAGAAGAAGATGGCGGCGTTACGATAGATTTTGAGCCGATGGACGAGCGTGGCATGGAAGATGATTTTTATGCCAACTTAGCAGAAAACATTCCAGATCGAGAGTTGCGCCGGATTGCAGGAGAGCTGCTTGATGAGTTTGATGCAAACAAGGCTGGTCGTCAGGAATGGGAAGAGGCGTATGCAAATGGTCTAGAGCTTCTTGGATTTACGTATGAAGAGAGGACGCAACCTTTCCGTGGAGCGTCGGCCGTGACACATCCATTGTTAGCCGAGGCTGCTACGCAGTTTCAGGCGCAGGCGTTTAACGAATTATTACCGGCTTCTGGTCCTGTTCGGACTGTGGTCATGGGCAAAGAGACGCGAGAAAAGGTTAATCAGGCGCAGCGTGTAAAGCAGTTTATGAATTACTACGTCACGAATGTGATGGAGGATTACACGCCTGACATGGATCAGATGTTGTTTTATTTGCCGCTGGCGGGTTCTACGTTTAAGAAGACGTATTATGACGAGACGATGGGTCGTGCGGTATCCAAGTTTGTTCCGGCAGAGAATTTAGTGGTTCCGTATGAGACGGCGGATTTGGACACATGTCCTAATGTGACGCAGTCGTTTCGGATTAGTTTGAATGATTTAAGAAAGAAACAGGTTGCAGGTTTTTATTTGGATATACCGGTTATTCCGGCGCAGTCTGCAATGGATGGTGTTTCTGAAGAGATAGATAAGATTGATGGAGTAGAGCCTTCGCAGATTGATTATGACTGTACGTTGCTCGAATGCCATGTTGATTTAGATTTAGAGGGATACGAAGAGGTTGATGACGAGGGGGAGCCTTTAGGAATTAAGGTTCCTTACGTTGTAACTATTTCACAGGATAATGGTCAGATTTTATCCATAAGACGTAACTATAGGGAAGATGACGAGAAGAAGCGGAAGATACAATATTTCACGCACTTCAAGTTTTTACCTGGTTTTGGTTTTTATGGTTTAGGTCTTATTCATACCATTGGCGGTTTGTCACGGACGGCTACTGCTGCGTTGAGGCAATTAATCGATGCGGGTACTCTGTCCAATCTGCCTGCGGGATTTAAAGCCCGTGGACTTCGTATCCGAGACGATGACGATCCACTCCAGCCCGGTGAATTTAGAGATGTGGACGCTCCGGGCGGTGCCATCCGTGACTCCCTCATGCCTTTACCGTTTAAGGGTCCTGATCCAACTTTGTTCCAGTTATTGGGATTTGTTGTTCAGGCGGGGCAAAGGTTTGCAACGATTACTGATTTAAAGGTTGGTGATGGTAATCAGAATGCGGCGGTAGGTACTACGATTGCGATGATGGAGCAAGGCTCTAGGGTGATGAGCGCGGTGCACAAGCGTTTGCATTACGCTATGCGTCAGGAGTTCAAGATCCTGTCTAGGGTGATGTCTGAAAGTTTACCGCAAGAATATCCATACTCTGTTGCCGGAGAAGAGTCAACTATCATGCGCGAAGATTTTGATGATAGAGTAGACGTGATTCCGGTAAGCAATCCGAATGCTTTTAGTCAGGCGCAACGCATAGTGTTGGCGCAAACCAAATTACAACTTGCGGGTGCTGCACCGGAATTACACAACATGCACGAGGTTTATCGTGACATGTATGAAGCTTTGGGTGTTACGGATGTAGATAGGATTATGAAATCGGTTCCTGATGAGGAGCCAGTACCTATTGACCCTGCTCAGGAAAATATAAATTCTTTGGAGATGCTTGAGCTTAAAGCTTTTGAAGGCCAGAATCATCAAGCGCACATTACGGCGCACTTGGTTTTTGGTTCAAGTCCAATGGTCGGGTCCTTGCCGCCGGTTGCAATGTCATTACAGAAACACGTTATGGAGCACGTAAAGATTGCGGCTCAAGAACAGGCTATAGTGGCCTATAGTCAACAGCGGCAACAAGCGCAGCAACAAGGTATGTCTATAAGCCCTGAAGATGAAATGCTTCAAATGGAGCAATTAGTGGCACAGTACGTGGCTGAAGGTCTGCAACAAGTTAAACAGTTGTCTGGACAGCTATCTGGAGCAGGTCAGCCTGATCCGTTAGTCAAGTTGAAAGAAACTGAATTACAGCTCAAAGCTCAGGCGGAACAGAACGATGCTCAGTTAGATGCTCAGAAGCTTCAGTTAGATGCTCAAGCTCTTCAGGCTCGAAAAGATCAGTTCCAGCAACGGCTTCAATCACAAGAATCTCAAACTGCTGCTAGAATACAATCTGCTATGGAGCGTGAATTACTTAAACAAAGGTCACAGTAATGGAAAGTTTTATGGATTTTTGGCCGGTGATATCTGGTCTTATCGCTGTGGCTGCAATAGGTGTAGCTTTTAGAGCGGAAATTACAGTTAGGGTTAAAATATTAGAAGACAAAGTAAAAACTCTTTTTGATATGATTAATCGCATGAAATGAAAGATTTTGACCTACCAAAGGCGCTGGCTAGTCTAGTCCCAGTTTTGTTGGCGGCTATGTGGTGGGTCATTTCTAGTATTGGCGAAATACAAACGGACATCCAGTTGATTCGCGCAAATCAAATGCAACTAATTAGTCCTAATGGTGAGATTGTTCCATCGCCGGGCAATGCATTTGCTAGACAAGCGCTAAAGGAAGAAATGCTAGAGCATATTCATGACCTTAAAGTCAGAGTAAAATTATTAGAGGAAAGAGGTAAATAATTATGTTTAGTTCAGCACTTAGATCAATGATCCCGCAAATGGTAGCAAGTGGACAACTTAAAAAAGTAGATACTCCGGGTCAGGCTTCTGGAGGAGGAATGTCTCCTATGGTTCCACCTCAAGCTATAAAGGTAGGTCCTATGCAGGGCTCTGGAATAGCTGTTCCAACTCCGGGAGGAGCTCCGGCTGTTGTACAAGGGGGTGGTTTAAGCTCCGGTTTAATCTCTTTATTAAATGATCCGGCTATACGGGAAAGACTTAATTTGTCTACTCCCACACCAAACGTTGAACCGGTAGCTCAGGAACCCGTTACAGAAGCGCCTGTTCAAAATACCGTTGCTCAACAATTTTTGAGTAGTCCTGAGTATCGGACGGCTTATAATAGTTATTTAAATAGACTTTCTAATCCACAACCGGTCATTAGCCCATATCAAGCTTTTGTAGATGCTCGGATGGAAAGAGAGCAGTCTGAAGATAGACCTTACGTTAATCCTTTTAGGAGACCAGCATGAAATCAAAAGTAAAGTTTATGGGTTCTGCCCCATCTAATCCACCAAAAGCAGTAGAGTATGCAGATATTAAAGACCAAGGTCGCATTCCTTACGGAAAAACTGCCGACGCGCCGATGGCTGGAGACACTGTAAAGCGTATGAAAATGCGTGGAACTGGAGCGGCTATCAAAGGTACAAAATTTAACGGATGTTAAAATGCCTTTAAAGAAAGGTAAGAGCGACAAAGTAGTTAGCGCTAATATTGAAAAGTTAATGGGGGAAGGCTATAAGCAAAAACAAGCTATTGCTATAGCTTTGTCTGAGGCTGGCCGTTCTACTCAAAAAAAACGTAAAAAAACATCCGCCTAATGGGAGGCTTTTATGATTTTTAAAGCAATAGACAAAGTATGTGAAAAATTTCTGGGGGCCTTGTTATGGGTAGTTCAAATGGTTCAATCCCTATTTATGTGGTGTTATAGAAAAATTAAAAGTTTAGCTATATGGCTTTTACAAAAATTAGGTATTAACGTTTGTAAGTGTGATAAATAAGGAGATACTATGGCTCTACTTAGCGCACTTGTTGGCCCTGTTACAGGGCTTTTAGACAAGTTTATTGAAGATAAAGATCAGAAGGTAGCGTTAGCACATGAAATTTCGACGATGGCAGACAGGCATGCACAGGAGCTTGCCCTTGCCCAAGTGGAGGTTAACAAGGCGGAAGCCGCTAGTAGCTCGGTTTGGAAGGGTGGTTGGAGACCATTTGTGGGTTGGGTTTGCGGCACTGCCTTTGCTTATCATTTTGTTATCCAACCTTTGGCTATTTTTGGTCTCGCTGCCTATGGCATGGAAGTACCTGAGCTACCTAATTTCGACATGGGTCAATTAATGACCGTGCTTATGGGTATGTTAGGACTGGGTGGACTACGCAGTTTTGAAAAATTTAAAAGAGTAGCAAGTTAATGGCTAAGTTAACTCTTGGTGAACGTGCTCACAAATTACGTATTAAAAAGAAAACAAGCGACGGTAGCTCTCCGTTTTCTAGACCGCGTAATAAACATGACAAAAGAAATTTTAAAAAATATAGGGGTCAGGGTAGATGAGCTTTAAGCTTTCTGAAAGAAGTTTAAGCAGGTTAAAAGGTTTGGACCCTAAACTTATTGATGTAGTAAAAAAAGCCATAACCATAACAAAAATAGATTTTGGGGTTTCTGAAGGTTTAAGAACTTTAGAGCGTCAAAAAGAGTTGGTGGCTAAAGGTGCTAGTCAAACTTTACGAAGCAAACACATAGGCGGAAAAGCGGTTGATTTGGTAGCTTACATAGGACCAAGAGTTAGTTGGGAATTAAATTTATATGATGACATAGCTGATGCTATGCGTCAGGCGGCTAAAGAATTAAATGTTGAATTACGTTGGGGTGCAGCGTGGCATCGCAACCTAACTGATTCTGATATTACCGCTGAAGAACTAATGCATGAATATATAGATTTACGTCGTTCACAGAATAGAAGACCCTTTGTAGACGCTCCTCATTTCGAACTTGCATAAAAAACTATCTTATCTTGTATAAGATATGATAAGATAATCTACGATTTTATTAGATAATATGCGAGGTGAGATGGATGAGATATATGTAGCGGAAGCAGTGTTTAGAATTATTCGTGATCGACGCGCTGGAATTGTAGATTTATTGCAATACGGCAACGTTAAATCAATGGAACAATATCGTGAACTTATGGGAAACATGGATTCCTTAAATCACGTAGAACAGGAACTCAAGGGCCTGCTAGAAAAACAGGAGCAATCTGATGACTGAAGAAGTAAAGCAAGAAGCAACGCCTAACTTGGCGGATGCTTACAGTGATAAACCCGTTTTAAATCCAGAATTAATAAACAAGTCGTTGTTGGAGCGCATGCCGCAACCAACCGGATGGCGCATATTAATTCTTCCTTATAAAGGCAAAGCTAAGACAGAAAGCGGTATTTTCTTACCGGACGAGGTTCAAGAGAAAAAACAAATATCTACGCAAGTAGGATATGTGTTGAAAGTCGGTCCTTTAGCTTACAGAGATCAAGAAAAATTTCCATCAGGCCCGTGGTGCCAAGAAAAACAATGGGTGATGTTTGCCCGTTATGCTGGTTCGCGGTTTCAAATAGACGGTGGAGAAGTAAGAGTTCTTAATGACGATGAGATTCTTGCAACAATACTTGATCCAGAAGACGTTCATCATTTATAAGGAGTAGATAATGGTTGAAAATGAAGAAAAAGAGTTTGAAGTAGAAGAGGAACCGAGTACTGAGGTTGAAGTTCCTGAACAAGAAAATGATTCAGTAGAAGCGTCGGACAATACCAATGATTCCGACGACCAGTTTAAGAAAGCGGAATCTGCGACACAAAAACGTATAGACCGCTTGACTAAAAAAATGCGGGAGGCTGAACGACGAGAGCAAGAAGCAATTAATTATGCTCGAAACGTACAGACAGAGGCCGAACAGTTAAAACAACGCATGAATAACTTAGACAGCAGTTATGTTTCTGAGTTTAGTACGCGAGTTACCGCTCAAATGGATCAAGCGGAAAATGAGTTATCTCGTGCTATGGAGCTTGGAGACACAAAAGCGGCTGTCGAAGCACAACGCAAAATAACAGCTTTAGCCATTCAAGCGGATCGAGCGGAACAAGCTAAATCAGAACAAGCTAGATATGCTCAACAAGCCCAGCAATATGCTGAATACCAGAAACAACATGTTCAGCAACCGGCACAGCCTAAGAGACCCGATCCAAAGGCGGAAAAATGGGCTTTAAAGAATAGCTGGTTTGGGGACGATCAGGCTATGACTTATGCTGTTTTTGGTATTCACAAAAAACTTATTGAACAAGAAGGGTTTGACCCTCAGAGTGATGAGTACTATACTGAACTAGATCGGCGAATGGCGGACGAGTTTCCGCACAAGTTGAAAAGTCAAAGTAAACGTCCAGCCCAGACGGTTGCTTCTGCTTCAAGAACAGCTACAACTGGGCGCAGTGGGAAAAAGGTTAGACTCACCCCTAGCCAAGTCGCAATAGCGAAAAAATTGGGTGTGCCACTTGAAGAATACGCGAAATACGTGAAGGAGTAATAAAGATGACTGAAGAAACTAAAATCGATAGAAGCTCCCGCGCAAGTAAAACTAGGGAGAAACAGGCTGTGCGTAAGCCTTGGGCTCCACCCTCTGTATTAGATGCACCACCTGCACCTGACGGCTACAAACATCGATGGATTCGTGCGGAGTCACGAGGATTTGATGATACAAAGAACGTCAGCGCAAAGCTTAGGGAAGGTTATGAACTGGTTCGTAAAGACGAATATCCAGATTTTGAAGGTCCCGTAGTTGAAACAGGTAAGTATTCTGGTGTATTTGGACAGGGAGGGTTGATTCTCGCTCGAATTCCTGTTGAGACCGTTGCTGAACGTACTGAATACTTCAAAAGTAGAAGTAAAGATCAGATGGATGCAGTGGATCATGACATGATGAGAGAGAACGCCCACTCAACCATGACGATTACTAAACCTGATCGTCAATCTCGTGTAACTTTTGGTGGTCCGAAAAAATAATGAGGACTGCCCCTTTTAGGAGAAAAATATCATGGCAAATGCAACAACCGCCTATGGTCTTCGTCCTATCGGGCTAGTTGGAAGCGGTGCGAACTCTACAGGTGTAACTGAGTACGAAATCGCTTCTAACAATACTAATGCTATTTTTCAGTACTCTATCTGCGTTCCTACAGCAGCTGGTGTTATTGATCAAGCTGGTGCCACAAATGGTGGAACTACGCAAGCATTAGGTGTCCTAATGGGCGTACAGTACCAAGACTCTGTACAGAAAAAACCTGTATGGTTAAACTACTGGCCTGGTTCGGCCTCTGTTAGCGTTGACACTAACTATCCAGTTAAAGCCTTCGTAGCAGATAACCCTAACCAACTTTTCAAGGTCGCTTCAGACGCTTCCCTAACAGACCGTGCAACGGCTCTGGCAGCAGTGTTTGCTAACGCTTCTCTTGGAACCTCCGCACGAACTGGAGTCACCGCCACCGGTAATTCTAATAGTGCTCTTAGCGTTTCTTCAATTGCAGTAACGGCAACACTACCTTTGCGTATTGTTGGCATTATGGATGATGTAGCAAACAGTGATTACACTGCTGCTGGTATTCCACTTATTGTTAGATTAAACGCACATTTCAACGCCGGAACCCGTAGGTTTGATTCACAAACCACTGCGGATTCAACCGGTCTTTAAGGAGGGTTAAACCATGGCTATTTCTCGCGCACAACTGGCGAAAGAGCTAGAACCCGGCCTTAATGCCTTGTTCGGGCTCGAATACAACCGTTACGAAAATGAGCATGCTGAAATCTTTGAAGAGGAGTCATCTGACCGCGCTTTCGAAGAAGAAGTAATGCTCGCTGGTTTCTCCACAGCACCTGTTAAAAATGAGGGTAATGCCATCAGTTTTGACGATGCTCAGGAAACATTTACAGCTCGTTACACACACGAAACTATCGCACTTGCATTCTCGATTACAGAAGAGGCTATCGAAGATAACCTTTATGATCGTCTTGCATCTCGATATACAAAGGCTCTTGCACGTTCAATGGCCCAAACAAAGCAGATCAAGGCAGCAGCTATTTTGAACAATGCGTTCAATACTAGCTTCCCTGTCGGTGATGGTGCAGCTCTTTGCTCATCCGCTCACCCTAGCTTGTCTGGAAACCAGCGTAACGTATTGACTGTAGCAGCTGACCTCAACGAGACCTCTCTTGAGCAGATGCTTATTGACATTGCAGGTCTTACCGATGAGCGTGGTCTAAAGATCGCTGTTCGTGGAACAAAGTTGATTATCCCTAAAGAACTGCAATTTATTGCGGAGCGGGTTATTAACTCAAATCTACGTTCAGGAACTGCTGACAACGACACTAACGCAATGAAGAACATGGGTATGATTCCTGATGGCGCAGTGGTTAACCACTTCCTAACGGATACAGACGCATTCTTCATTAAGACAGACGCACCTAACGGATTCAAATACTTCAACCGTTCGCCAATTAAAACGGCAATGGAAGGAGATTTTGATACTGGAAACATGCGATTCAAGGCACGAGAGCGTTACAGCTTTGGTGTTTCTGACTGGCGTTCTGTTTTTGGTACTCCAGGTGCTGCATAAACCATTGTAATATAAGACAAAATTTTATATTAAAGGTTGGGAAAGGGATAGGTAAAACTATCCCTTTCTTTTTGTTTAAATTTTTTGTATGCTATAGGTACCCTGACAGTTCGCATGGTGCGACTGACATTTGCCACGACAGGAGAAAAACATGGCTACTACTACTTTTTCTGGTCCTATTAAGGCCGGTTCAGTCCGCGAAGGCGCATCTGCCAACGTCGGTTTTGTTCTAATGGCACAAAGTGCAAACGTTGTTTTCGGTGCAGATGGCACAGAAACCGTTGTTGCAACACTACCTGCCAACAGTCAAATTTATCAAATCGCTGTTGATGTAACGACTGCATTTGATGCAGGAACAACCAACACGTTTGATATTGGTGATGGTTCAACAGCAGATCAATACGCTGACGCGCTTGCAGTTGGCAGTGCGGCTAGAGTTCTTGCTACATCAGACGTGTCTCAGATCCCAAATCTGATTGATATCGGTTCTTCTGATGTAAATGTGACAGTTACATATAACCAAACTGGAACTGCGGCTACCGCAGGTGCAGCTACGGTAACTGTTCTTTATCTACAGAACAACAACCTCTCTTAAGGGGTAACTTATGGCTAATTCAGACGTAAAAGCAAAACGTCTGACCGGGACAGGCTCGGCTTCAGTAGGTCGAGCCCGACTCCGCCAGGTTCAGGTATTGACTGGTGCGGGTGCTGGACGGTTGACTTTGACGGATGGGAGTGGGGGATCAACAGTTCTTGATATTGATTTCTTAGCTTCAGATTCTCACTCGGTCAACATTCCAGACGAAGGTCTTTTGTTTACTAGTGATATTGAAATTGATACGGCTACTAATATCACCGCTATGACTATATTTTATAGTTAAGGGGTACCGATATGGCTCGTGAAGTAAGTTCTATTTCTCGTGTAGGTACTTCTGAACCATTTGAGCTTCAGGTTGCTCGCGATCAGATCTCATACCATAATACCCTGTTCAAGTACGGGTATAACCCTGCAATTCTGAACGTCGAAGAAACCATTTGGGATGTGGGCGGCGTCTACGCTTATCCCGGATCCGCGGTGGCCATGACGGTTACTTCGGCCAGTGGTGCGACGGACTCTGGCGTTACCGTCTTGATTTCTGGCTTGGATGCTAGTTATAACGAGCTAGAGGAAGAAGTCACCCTAAACGCCAGCGGGACAGCCACAACAACGGGTCTGTTTCTTCGCGTCTTCCGGGCATACGTTAGCGGAGCAACATCTCCGGCTGGCAATATCACGATAGCCAATGGCGGAACGACGTATGCTCAGATCAGCGCCGGTGAAAACCAGACCCTGATGGCGGTATACACCGTCCCCGCCGGGAAAACCCTGTACATTAGCGAGGGCATCGCTACGCACGGCACAGGAACTTCGGGCGGCGTGTTTATGACCGTTCGCTTTCTTGTAAAGCCGTTTGGCGGTGTGTTCCGCACACAGGTTAAGCTGGATGTTGTGGAAAGTCAGATTTACTATCCTTTTGCGTATCCGATTAAGGTGACGGAAAAGTCGGACGTAGAAGTCCGGGGTATCTGTAACAAGAACCAGAGTAACGCTTTGTCGGCGTCTTTTAACGGCGTTCTAGTAGACAACGGAGGTAACCTTTAATGGCTACCACCAAGGACGTTAAGCGGCTTCCTTCAGGGCGTATCAGCTATCGCGGTGAGACGTTTGCGGGTTTTAACAAACCAAAACGAACTCCGGGAAAGGCTAAAAAGAGCGCTGTTCTCGCTAAGAAAGGCTCTGAGATTAAGTTGGTCCGGTTTGGCGATCCAAACATGTCAATTAAAAAAGACCAACCGGGGCGTAGAAAAAATTTTAGGGCGCGGCACAGTTGTGACACCGCGAAAGATAAATTTTCAGCCAGATACTGGTCATGTAAAGCATGGTGATGATATGAGCCCAGAGGAAGTTTTAGCTAAACTAGCCCACCACGAAGAAAAGTGTGATCTTCGATATCAACGCATTGAAGATCGTTTAGACGACCATAAAGAAGAATTAAAATGGTTGCGTAAAATGATGTGGGCTTTAATCATAGCCATTATGGCATCTCCTTGGATACAAAGACTTTGGGGCGGATAAAATGGGATCTAGAGTAAAAACAGGTCCTAAACCTTCTCCTTGCGAAGTTACGTACTATAGGAAAGGCGGTGCGGTTTCTAGCAAATCAAAAGGAAGTAAAATTTGTCCGGAAGGTAAAGCTTGGGCAAAAAGAACTTTTGATACTTATCCTAGCGCTTACGCTAATTTAGCTGCTTCAAAGTACTGTAAAGACCCTAATTACGCTAAGAAGTCTAAGGGCGGAAAGCGAAAGGGTAAGTAATGGGTAAGCTGCAAGATTGGGTAGATGAGGAATGGGTCCGCATAGATAGCTCAGGTAACATTGCAGGAGCTTGTGGTACGTCAAAAAACAAGAAAAACCCGGATCGCTGCTTGCCTAAAGCAAAGGCGCAGAGTTTAAGCAAATCAGAAAGAGCTTCAACGGCCCGTAAAAAGAAACGAGAAGGTTCTAAAGGTAAACAGGTTGTTTCTAATACAGAAAAAGCTAAAGTTAGAAAAATGGAAAACGGTGGGGTTGTTGCTATAGGTTGCGGTAAAATTTTGCCTGACAGAAAAAAATACACTATCGGCGCGGTTTCTAAAAGAGTATGACTTTTTTTATTGGAGATCCTGTAGAAAAGGCAGTGGTAGATGAAATTAGGTCTTGGTCTGAAAAGATATTAGAAAAACCTAATAAATTTTTTAATAATTTAGCGCCATGCCCTTTTGCTAGAGGGGCCTGGTTAGATGATAAAGTAGCTTTTTTGTTTAAAAACGAAGACAGCTATCAAGATTTATACACGGCTTTGTCGCAGTGGACAGACACGCACGACCTAGCCATACTGGTTGATTTTACGTTTGATGAGGACCCTGACAAATTTCATGCGTTTTTAGACGAGGTAAACACTGCAATTTCAAGAGGTTTTTTTATAGATAGAGATATGTGGGTTATGGGATTTCATCCTTATGATGAAGCCCCAGAGTTTTCGGAAGAAGCTGATTTTGAACCGTTGACTGAAGTAAATTATGCAATGGTTTTTGTTCAAAGACTGTCTAAATTGCAAGAGTCTGCGTACAAAATCAAGAAAAACGGGTATTATGATAGATATGATGAGGAGTATAATGCTTCTCATATTTTCAAACGTAGGGAAGAACTTTACAGGAGATTAAAAAATGGCGATGTCACCTAAGAAAATGCGCGGCGGCGGTATGGTTAAGAAAATGCGCGGCGGCGGTATGGTTAAGAAAATGAAAAAAGGTGGTGAGGCTACTAACGGCATGAGCGTTGCAGAGCTTCGCGCAAAGGCTAAAGCAAAAGGGTATAAGTTAGTTAAGGCAACCTAATTATGGCTACTTCAGGAAGCAAAGATTTTGAGTTAGATGTAGCAGATTACATCGAAGAGGCTTTTGAGCGTTGTGGCTTAGAAGTCCGGACCGGTTACGACCTAAAAACGGCTAAAAGGTCTCTTAATCTTATGCTTGCTGACTGGGCTAATCGTGGGTTAAATCAATGGACGATTAAACAGCGGTCTTTGACGCTTGTCGCCAATGATGGCGAATATGATTTATCTGCTGATGTAATAGATGTTCTGTCTGTAGTGGTCAGAGTTTCGGGTACCGACTATTCATTAGAGCGATTAAGCCGAGATGAATATTTAACTATACCCACAAAAACAACATCGGGTAGACCTAATCAATTCTTTTTGGATAGGCAGCTTACGCCTAACTTAAAAGTATGGCCTGTCCCTGACAGCTCTACTTCGTACACTGTGTACTATGATGCTTTGACTCGAATGGATGACGCAGACACTTTTACTAACACAATGGATCTTCCTTTTAGGTTTTATCCTTGTTTAGCGGCGGGTCTGGCGTATTATTTATCTTTGAAGAAAAACCCTAAGATGACTCCCATGTTAAAAACTATTTATGAAGAAGAGTTTCAAAGGGCCGCTGAAGAAGATCGAGATAGAGCCTCTTTTAACGTAGTTCCAAAGTTTAGTTACTACAGGTCGGGATAATGGCTAAGTTTGCATCAGGTAAAGATTCTTATGCTATCTGCGATAGATCCGGGTTTAGGTATCCGTATAAAGTTATGCGTCGTGAATGGAACGGTTTACTTGTAGGGCCGGATCAATACGAACCAAAACACCCGCAGCTAGGTCCGTTTAGAAAAGTATCCGATCCTCAAGCTTTACAAAACGCAAGACCGGACAGGATAGAGCCTGTTACTGTTTACGTAGGTGTTCCTTCAGTGGAAAACGAAAATTTAAAACCTGTTACAGGATTTGGTCAAGTTGGTTTGGTTACGGTGACGACATCATGAGTTTTACATATGCACAGTTAAAACAAGCGGTTCAAGATTACACAGAAAACGACGAAACGTCGTTTGTGAATAATCTACCTATATTTATTCGTCAAGCCGAAGAACGTATTTTAAAAAACATTCAGCTTAGTTTTTTCAGAACAAATGCGAGCGGTATACTTACTTCGGGTAATCAGTATCTGAATTGTCCTAGTGATTTCTTAGCTCCTTTTTCGTTGTCGTATATTGATGCCAACAATGATCACCAGTTTTTGGAGTTTAAAGATTCTGACTTTGTTCAGGCATTTAACCCAGATCCAACGACAACTGGAGGTCCTCGCTATTATGCTGTTTACAACATAGATAACTTTATCATTGGGCCTACTCCAGACAGCTCCTACAATGTAGAATTACATTATTTCTATCGACCTGCAAGTTTGACGGCAGGGTCGGATAGTGGAACAACGTGGCTTAGTGAAAACGCTGAAATATCCATGCTTTACGGAACATTATTAGAAGCTTACACTTATATGAAGGGTGAGGCTGATTTAATGGCTTCATACGAAAAACGATTTGCTGAGGCTATGCTTGGTCTTAAGATGTTTGGTGAGGCCAAAGAAGTTACGGATGAGTATAGAACCGGAAAAGTTATACGAGTTAAACAATGATTACTACGGAAGCTTTAAATTTAAATGTTGGTGGAAATTTTGCGGTTAATGTTGAAACAACAAATAATCGGGGGTTTACGCCAGAAGAGATAGCCGAGCGATGTGCGGATAAAATTATATCTATATCAGATACGGCGGACCCTATAATTAGAAATCAAGCTCATGCTTTTAGGAATCACGTGGTTAAAGTTATTTCTTTATACATGAGAGAAGCTATAAAAAGTGATAGAACAACAATTTTTAACGCCATAGTTGACGCTGGCCAACCAGAGTTAGCTGAATTAATAAGGAGACTTTAATATGGCCATTACCCAAGCAATGTGCACATCGTTCAAGAAAGAATTGATGTTTGGTGCACATGATTTTGCAAACGGCGCAGACACTTTTAAGTTGGCGCTATATACTTCATCAGCAACATTAGATGCCTCCACTACGGCTTTTTCTGCTACTAACGAGGCCAGCGGAACAGGTTACACTTCTGGTGGAGCAGCTTTGACAAACGTAGATCCAAGTACTAGCGGTACAACGGCTCTTACAGATTTTGCTGATTTGACGTTTACTACAGCGACAATCACGGCAAGAGGTGCTTTGATATATAACACTACTCCAAACACGACATCGATTGCTTTAACGAATCCTTCCGTAATTGTTTTGGATTTTGGTGCAGATAAGTCTAGTACCGCTGGTGACTTTACTATTGTTTTCCCTACTGCTGACGCTAGTAACGCAATTATTAGGATAGCGTAATGGCTGATGTCTCCGTCCCATTTACTGGGTGGGGACGTGGCACGTGGGGTGAACTCACGTGGGGTGAAGGTTCTGTAACGGTTACAGCAGCCTCCGGTCAAGTAGGTTCTGTCTCCGTCTCCGCTGTAGCAAACGTACCGAGTACGGGGCTGTCTGCGACTGCATCAACCGGGTCTGTTTCGGTTGTTATTGATGCGGTTTCAAATGTAACTGGAAATGAAGTTACGGCCTCACCTGGATCGGTAACAATCACGGGTGATGGAACCGTAACTCTTACGGGAACAGCGGCTACTACTGCCGTTGGAACAGTAAGTGCGGGTGTTAGACAGACTGTTACTCCAACAGGGGTATCTTCAACAAGTTCTGTTGGCAACGTAAGTTTCATCACAAATCAGAATGTTTCAGCGGCGGGTATTTCTGCAACCGGGTCGGTTGGTAATGTAAGCTTGATTACAAACCAGACTTTTTCTGTTACGGGTGAGTCTGCGACCGCTTCGGTTGGAGATGCAGAAGCTCTTACGGGACAAGTTGTTACGCCAAATGGAATATTTACCACCGGCTCTATTGGAAATATAAGTTTAACTACTGATCAAAATGTTTCAGCAACAGGTGTCGCTGCAACAGGGTCAGTTGGAACGGCGGCTATTAAAGAAGATGTTTCGATAAGTTTGACCGGAGTATCTTCTACTAGCGCAATAAATTCAGTTACGGTAACGGGTGATGCCCCTGTAGTCATTTTGAATGGTGAGCAAGGTGTAACTGCGGTAGGAAGCTTTGTAGTACAACCTGATGTAAATATACCTACAACAGGCGTATCCGCTACGGGTTCGGTTGGTTCAGTTACAACCCAAGTTGGCCAAATCATAAATCTTACTGGAATTGAATCAACTGCCTCTGAAGGCACAGTTACGGTATCATATAGGACAAATGTTTTTCTTACTGGCGAAAGTGCGTCAGGGGTTGTGGGTCAAGCTCTAGTTTGGAGCAAAATAAGCCCCTCTCAATCACCTAATTGGGAAAAGATAGCGGCCTAAACTACAATAACTTATAATTAATGTGTTAATATTTGATTTTATCAAAGGATAAAAAATGCCTAGTTCATATACCTTAAATAATGGAATTGAGCTCATAGCCACAGGAGAACAATCCGGGTCATGGGGCACAACCACAAACACCAATTTAAGCTTAATTGATACGTCATTAGACGGTCAAATAACAATTACTCTTCCTTCTGCGGGTAGTTCCGGATCACCCAATAGTTTACCCATTAACGATGGTGTGGATTCTAATGGTAGAAATAGGTTTATTATCTTTAACGATGGCGGTGATTTAGGTGCGTCAGCTTATGTTCAATTAACACCTAACGACGCAGAAAAAATTATTTATATTAGAAACGCTTTATCCGGAAGCAGAAGTATTCTTGTTTTTCAAGGTACTTATAACGCCTCTAATGATTATGAAGTTCCTGCCGGTAAAACAGCGGTCATTCATTTTGACGGGGCTGGAACAGGCGCGGTAGCTGCAAACGTTTTTAACAACGCTCATTTTGATGCGCTAAATATTGTTGGAGCTGTTTCTGCGGGAAGTATGACTTTGGGCGGAGCCCTTTCTGCGGGAAGTTTAACGCTAACTACTGATTTAGCCGTTGCTGACGGGGGAACAGGAGCATCTGATGCCGCTACAGCAAGGACAAATTTAGGTCTTGCGATTGGAACAAATGTTCAAGCATACGATGCAGGGCTTACGGACATTGCCGGATTAGCGGTTACTGATGGTAATTTTATTGTTGGCGACGGTGCTAACTTTGTAGCGGAAAGTGGTTCTACTGCTAGAACTTCTTTAGGTTTAGGGACTATTGCTACACAATCCGCCGCTAGTGTATCTATTACTGGCGGCTCTATTTCAGGTATTACGGATTTAGCTGTAGCCGATGGTGGTACCGGAGCATCTGATGCAGCCACGGCAAGGACTAATTTATCCGCTGCTGCTTCAGGGGCTAACTCAGACATTACTTCTTTATCAGGTTTAACTACACCATTATCTGTAGCACAAGGCGGTACAGGTGCTACAACTTTGACCGCTAATAATGTAGTTGTAGGTAATGGTACTTCTGCCCCTAATTTTGTTGCTCCAGGTACATCAGGCAATATTTTAACGTCTGATGGTACTACATGGACAAGCACTGCTCCTGCAGCTTCAGGTGGTTTTGATGCAGGTACTAAAATGGCTTTTAACCAAACTGCCGCTCCTACTGGATGGACTAAAGATACGACAGCGGCTATTAATGACTCTATTTTACGTTTAGTAACGGGTACCGCAACTAGTGGGGGTGCAACAGGATTTAGTACTTATAATGGAGCTACCACAACTGGAGCTACCACATTGAGTACTGCTCAAATTCCAAGCCATAGTCACACTTACCAAAAAGTCGGCACAGGTGAGGGCCAACAAGCAGGGCAAAACCAGAATCCTTTGACCACTGTTAGCACAGGCGCAGCAGGTAGTGGTGGTTCTCATACTCATACTCTGACTAAAAACATTAAGTTTTACGACTTTATTATTGCTGCAAAGGATTAATGGCAAAAAAGGACGTTAAAACAATATGCCCAATAACTAAAGGGACTTTTCCTGAAACTTGTAGTACGTGTAGCTTTTGTATACAGCAAGATAACAAAAGAGTAGGCTGTGCTATAAGAAAAAATGTCAGAGAGCTATTAAACAAAAAAGCAGTGGCGAAAGAAATAAATAAATCTTTTATTATATTTAAAGATGAAATAGTAGATTCAATTAATAAGGTAAATCAATGGCTGTAGACAAAGTAAAGCTGTGCCCTTGGTTAGGAGAAGCTTGCATTGAAGACGGTTCAATTAGAGAAGGTAAGCTTGTAGGCTGTAATTTTTGGGTTACTATTGCAGGAAGAGACCCTCAAACAAACAAAGAAATAAATTCAGGCGATTGTGCTATTAACTGGATACCCATGCTATTAATAGAAAATAGTAAAGTTAGCAGAGAGACTGGAGCAGCGGTAGAATCATTTAGAAATGAAATGGTAAAATCCAATAAGACAACACAACATATCTTATTAGAAAAAACAAAAGAAACTAATATTAGTAATTTAATTGAGGTGAAAAATGAAACTAACGATAATTCCTAGTGACGGTGCCGTATATATTGATAATTATTGTTTTTTAGAATTAGCTTTATCGGGTATACCTGCTAATGTTCATGCCTTACAGTGGGATCAAACTAAAGGATGGATTGAATACACTGATGGATCTTTAAACGAAGATATTACAGAGCTGCCAAGTTGGACCACTAGCTGTATTAATCTGTGGAATGAAGCTAAAGCAGCAGAAGAAGAAGCTGCAAATCAGGCCTCTGTTTAATGCAAGAGAAACCTCTAGTATATTTAAACACGGACCCTTTCCCTCATGCTGTAATAGATAATTTTTATAACAACGAAGAGCTAGACTTACTTTGGAAAGAAATAGAGTACTTATCGTCTCCAAATAGAATGGTAAAGTCAGGGGAAGAGTTAGGTACAGCAAAAGAAAAGCTGTCAGCAACAACACTATCAGATGGCTATGGAATCTTCTTAAATAGTATCTTTAAAGAGAGCACTTACTCTGATATTTTAACTATAACAGATAAAATATTTAATCAAGCTCTGCTTAATTCAATAGCAGCCTTAGATCCCTTACTTAGAGATGTATCTGACTTAAATACTAGTGGAACTAAACTAAGATATTATGAGGATACTGAGGAATATAAGAGTCATGTAGATACCTCTAGATACACCATGATAAGTTATTTTTATAAAGAACCAAAAGCTTTTACTGGGGGCGATTTGCACTTTAAAGACTTTGACTATACGATAGAAATTAAACCTAATAGAGTAATATTTTTTAAAAGTTGCCTCTATCACGCTTCTACTAAAGTAGTTACAAATAAATTTTCTAAACCTTTTTCAGGAAATGGTAAGTATTCAATAACAAAGTTTTTGGATATTAAAAATGCTGATTAAATATGATAATTTTTTATGTAGTCAAGAAATAAGTTATGTAACAAGTATTATAAATAGCCCAAGATGGAGTTGGGGACATTATTCTAACGAGTCAAGCGAAAATTTTTTTTGGAAAATAGACGGACTAGAAGAAGACTCTTTTTTTAGTGAGCGGATACTGAACAAAATTAAAGAGGTAACTAGAGACGATTTTACAGTAGATGAAATTTATATGAATGGGCATACTGCGGGAGGGTCAGGGAAGCCTCATCAAGACACTAAAGACGATAATGGAAGAACTTTTTTAATTTATTGTAATCAAGATTGGCAGCCTAAGTTTGGAGGGGGAACTTCTTTTTTAAAAGAGGATGCTGTTTTAGGAGATGTAGTTACGGTTTCTTACACTCCCAATTCTGCTATTTACTTCCAAAATAACATATTTCATTTTGCCTCTCCGATTAGTAAAGACTTCAACGGGCTAAGAGTTACACTAGCATTTAAACTATTGAAGTCTTAACATGAAATATTCAATCTTTCACACTTCACATTGTGGGAGTACATTATTAGCTTGTATGTTAAGTAGTTCAGTAGATACCATTACAGAACCTAAATGGTCTCATGATATTGTATCTACTAATGACATGACTAAAAAAATTCAACTAATTAAAGATAATCATAAAGACCACTTATTAGTTAAATATTCAAGTTTATGTACAGAAGTTGCTCCTAATATAGACGGTAAAAAAGTATTTTTGTTTAGAAACATACTTGACCATTTAAATAAATTACAAGGTAACATACAAGAAGCTAAATTTTGGTTATATCGTTGGAATAATTTATTAGAAAGTTCAGATGTTTTATGCATGTCTTTCGAACAGTTTATGGAAGATAAACATAAAGCTTGTAAAGAAATTTGCAAACATTTTGAAATTGAATATAAACCTGTTAAAGATATAGATTTTCATGTAAAACAAGCAGGTTATAATCATAATGATAACCCCATAAGAATATGAAAATCCTTGTAATGGGACTTTCAGGTAGTGGAAAAACTACATTAGCAGACGAATTACAAAGGTTATCAAGATTTCCAAGAATTAATGCGGACAAAGTTAGAGCTGAGTATAATGATTGGGATTTTAGCAATGAAGGCAGACTACGACAAGCAAGGCGACTCAAGAAGCTGTCTGAAGAGTATGCGAGAAGTATAACAGATTTTATAGCCCCCACAGAAGAGATAAGAAAGATTTTTAAGGCTGATATAACAATATGGATGGACACTGTAAGTAAGAGTAAGTATGAGGATACAGACAAAGTATTTGAGATTCCAACCACGTATGACTATAGAGTAACTACTAAAAACGTAAAAAAATGGGCTTTATTAATATATAAAAACGCAATAAATTCCGATAAATATGTCAAAAAGGTTATACTATAGGTAGAAAAATGTTTTAAGCTCCCCAAATATGCCTTTAACTAAATTACAGTTTAAGCCCGGTATAAACCGAGAGACCACTTCTTACAGTAATGAAGGTGGTTGGTTTGACGGGGACAAAGTCCGATTCCGTTTTGGATACCCTGAAAAAATAGGTGGTTGGACTAAGCTAACACCTAACTATTTTTTAGGTACAGGTAGAACCCTACACGGGTGGCTTGCTTTAGATGGATCTAAATATCTTGGATTAGGTACTAATTTAAAGTATTACCTAGTTGAAGGTCAAGGTTTTTATGACATAACGCCCATCAGAGAAACAACTGCGGCGGGTGATGTTACCTTTTCTGCTTCTGCTAACACTTTGGGGGCTGACGTAGCCACCGGAGATTTAACCATAACGTTAACTAGCGCATCGGGTTTTCCAAATAATGGTCGAATCAAAATAAATAGTGAGATTATTACTTATGAAGGAATTTCCTCTAATACTTTGACGGGTTGTAATAGGGGCCAAAACGGTACTACCGCCGCGTCTCATACTTCAGGAGATGCTGTTCTTTGTGCAACAATCATCGTATCTGATACTAATCATGGTGCGGTTGATTTTGATTTTGTTACTTTTTCGGGGGCAGCAACTTTTGGCGGTAATATTACGGCTAATGTTATAAACCAAGAGTATCAAATCACTCACATTGTTAATGCTAATGAGTATTATGTAGAGGCTCGCGCTGAAAATACTAGTATTGACTCAATTACGATAACCGGTGGTTTAGATCCTAGCTATGTTTTCGCAAACTCTAGTGATTCAGGCAATGGCGGCGCATCGGTTGTAGGAACCTATCAAATTAATGTGGGTTTGGACACGGTAGTTGGAGGAACTGGCTGGGGAGCGGGAGCTTGGAGCCGTGGAACGTGGGGATCGGCTGCTTCGACTACGGTAACGACTGATGAATTACGTATTTGGACAGACGATAACTTCGGAGAGGACTTATTAATAAATATCAGGGATGGTGGTATTTATTACTGGGATGCTTCTTCTGGTAAAACTAATCGAGCAGTCGAATTATCTTCATTGGCGGGTTCAAATTTAGCTCCAACGATAGCAAAACAGGTGTTGATATCTGATCGAGATCGTCACGTGTTAGCTTTTGGTTGTGACCCTGAAAATGACATAGGAACTCAAGACCCTTTGTTGATTCGTTTTTCTGACCAAGAAAGTCTTACGGATTGGCAATCTTTGCCTACTAATACGGCAGGAGATTTACGTATTGGTACGGGCTCCGAAATTATTATGGCGGTGGAAACAAGGCAGCAGATTCTTGTGTTTACTGATGTTTCGTTACATACGCTTCAATTCTTAGGACCGCCGTTTACTTTTGGTATTAACACGGTTTCTCAAAACGTGACCATAGCGGGTCCTTTGGCAGCGGTTTCTGTGGAAGACAAAGTATATTGGATGGGTCAAGAAGAGTTTTATGTATATGGCGGTGCGGTTCAAAGAATACCGTGTAGTGTCAGGGATTACGTGTTTAGTAATCTTAACGAAGAACAATTTGAAAAAGTAAAGGCTGCCTCTAATACAGCTTTTTCTGAGGTATGGTGGTTTTACCCATCTTTGGCTTCTACTGAGAATGATAGTTATGTTGTGTTTAATTACGCGCAGAATATATGGTATTACGGTACTTTAAATAGAACGGCATGGTTGGATCGCGGTTTTGAGACAAACCCGATATCAGCAGGTTCGGACAACGTTTTGTATTACCAAGAGTCTGGGTTTGATGATGGCAGCAGTAATCCTTCAACGGCTATTTCTTCTTATGTAGAAAGTAGTCAGTTTGATATATCGGATGGCGATAACTTTATGTTGGTTAGCCGTTTAATACCCGATGTAACCTTTAGGAATAGCTCCGCGTCGTCGCCTAGTGTAACTATGACTGTCGAGGTTAGAAATTTTCCGGGAGGTCCGTATACAAACAGCACAGGAAGTGCGGTTACTAAGACGGCATCGGTTCCTGTAGAACAGTTTACGCAAGACGTTCGTTTACGGTTACGCGGTCGTTCTATGGCGTTTAAGATAGACAGTAGCACTACGGGGGTTTCTTGGAGATTGGGTTCTCCTAGAGTAGATGTCAAGCCAGACGGGCGTAGATAATGTCTAGGAATCTGGTATTACCGTTTTTTCCATTACCCCCAGCGGAGTATGATCAAGCTTATTTAAATGAAATTGTTCGATCTTTTTCTGTTTATTTGCAGCAGATACAAAATCCAGGTGAGGGTAGAAACACCAATATTGTTCTTACTAATTTACAAACAGACGATAGCGGATTAGAGGTAGGGGCTTTGTTTCAACAGGCAGGATTTGTTAAAATAACCTTAGCTAATATGCCTCATGTCGGTGGTCAGTCTGCAACAGGCTCTGTAGGGAGCGTAACGGTGACTATATCATGAGTGACGAAACAATTATTACTATGGCTAATGGCTCCAAATGGAGACCTTCCACCAGCCAAGAGTTAATTCATTGCGCTAATTGCGGCAATGCGGTGGACACCCCTGAAGAAATACTGTCATATCCGTCTGGAAATTGCCCAGATTGCGGTAATTCATGGACGGGGACTGAAAGTAAAAGTACAATAATTCAAGTAACTATGCCTGAGAGCATATCTGGTGGAGCAGGATAATGGCTGAGATGACCGCAGAAATGGATCAAATGCAAGTCCCTGACGGGGGTGTAGCTAGTTTTATGATGTCCGACGAGGACATTGCTAATTTAGAACGAGAAGAAGATCAACAACTAGCTGAAGAAGTTTACGGCGGCGAGGGCATCAGTCAGTTTACTGATATGGCGGCTCAGATGGCTTCTCTAGGTCGTTTTGGCGATGACGTTATTGTTCACGCTCAAACAGGCGAACTGATTATTCCTAAAAAGATTCTAGATGACAACCCTGAAATAAAAGAAGCGGTATTTGAGCAACTGATGGCTCAAGGGGTTGAAAATCCTGAGCAGTATGTTGTGGGTTCTGGCTCGGCTTCGATTAATCCAGAGACAGGTTTACCTGAGTACTTTTTTAAACGTGTTTTTAGACCTATTAAGAAAGCCGTTTCTAGCATAGCTAAAGGCGTAAAGAAAGTAGCCAGCAAGGTTGTCCAGGTAGCCAAGAAAGTTGCTCCGATTGTATTGCCGATTGCGCTTACGTTAGCCTTTCCGGCTCTTGGCGCGTATGGCGCGGCCCTCGGTTCAGGTATTGGAACCTTAGTTCAAGGCGGGAGTTTTAAAGACGCGCTTAAATCTGCGGCGCTTTCTGGTTTATCTAGTGCCGCTTTTTCCGGAATCAGCAACATTGGCGGTGAAGGGGGCTTTACCGGAGGGTTTACCCAGTCTTTAGCTAACCCAGGCGCACGTTTTGCTCAAGTAGGCGGTCAATTAAAGAGTGGTTTTAGTGGTCAAGGATTTAATTTCGGTCAAGAGTTTGTTGATCCAAGTTTGGCGGCAAAGGCAAGTACCACGGGGGCGAAAACTACTACCCCTACGGCGGATGGAGAGGTAGTTAGCGCTCAAGAACAATATATATCAGACATCATGGGTGGTGGTGAACAACTTCCTGCGTATGCAGATACACAAGCTTACATGGGTCCACCATCGACGGCATCGGAGGGTGTGTTAAGTGAAGGAATGCCTGCGGCACGACCTTATACAGGAGCACCGGGCAATCAATCGATTAGCACAAACACTCAGTTTGGACCACAACCGACAACATTCTCAGAAAAATTGGGTGAAGCTTACAACACCGCAAAAAAATACGCTACAACTGGATATGATAAGGGTAAAGACTTATTGTTTGGTGCCCCAGAAAAAAGCGTTTCTGATGTATTAAAGGATCCTTCTTTCATAGAACAATATGGTAAGTTAGATCCGAATATCCAATTAGAATATGCTAAAGTATTTTCTGGAGAGACACAGAAAAATCTTCTTCAACAAGTAGCTCCTTATGCTGTTACAGGTGGCGCAGTGATGTACGGAACAGGTATGTTTAAAACTCCAAAGCCTACTCCAGAAGAAGACTCACCGCTTGGCGTGAAGCGTGGTCCGACCGGTTATGAACGGTTCATGGCAAATCAAGATCAATTTATGGTTAATACTGCAGCAGTAGATCCAATTTATACAGCGCCTTTGACACAATACGTTAGTTATTCTGACTTTTATAATCCATCGACTTTTGCTTTACCGTCAAGCAGACCTAGAGAAGGTGGTCCTTTCTATAGACCTCCTGTTCAAACAGCAGCTCAAGGCGGAGAAATATTTCCTCGAAGAACCGGCGGGATTATGCCGGATGAAGGTATACCGGGCAAAGACAGCGTCCGAGCCATGTTAATGCCGGGTGAGTTTGTTATGACCACCGATGCGGTTAAAGGCATGGGTAACGGAAACCTAAGACGAGGGATACAAAACATGTATGGGGTTATGGCTAACCTTGAGAGAAAAGGAAGGATGGCATAATGGCCGTTGAAACCACTGAACAGATAGTCCGCGAAGCGCCAGAAATAGAGGCGATTAAACTAGGACTTTTAGAATCAGCAAAACAATTAGCAGACAAACCTGTAGCTATCCCAGCCCAGCAGATTGCAGGGTTTTCTCCGTTACAGATGGCGGCGTTTGGTGCGGCGGAACAAGGCGTTGGTGCTTTTCAGCCGTATTTAACCGAGGCAGGCTTTACGTTAGGTGATGCTCAAACTGCGTTGGGCGGGACAATGGCTGGTGCGACACCGTTTCAACAAGAGTCTGCGGCAGGTATCAGACAAGCGATGGCAGGCATTAGTCCGCAAGTCGCGGCTTCTCAGCTAGGCATTCAAGGCGCAATTGGAACGGCACAACAAGCTGCTCAAAGAGCGGGAATTGGGTCAGCTTTGTTGGGACAGCAAGCTTTACCTCAATTTGGTCAAGCTACTCAACGTGGTATAGGTGCTTATGAATCTGCTTTAGGTTTATTGGGACAAACAGGGGGACAATTTGATCCTACGACTATTGCTCAATATCAAAGCCCTTTTGAAACTGCTGCCGTACAACAAGCTTTAGCTGATATTGCACGTCAAGGTGAAATTCAACAACAAGGTCTTCAAGCACAGGCCGTGGGCCAAGGTGCGTTTGGCGGGTCTCGTCAGGCGGTAGCCGAAAGTGAGCTTAACCGTAACGTTTTGGAACAGCAAGCACGGACCGCGGCTCAAATGAGAGCGGCTGGATTTGAAAGTGCGGCACAACGAGCACAGCAAGCATTTGAGCAGCAGCAAGCTAGAACACAGCAAGCGGCTCAACTTGGCGGTCAATTAGGATTAAGCACAAGTCAGTTACAAGCAGCGAATGCACAAGCTTTGGCGCAGACCGGTCTTAATATTGAACAGCTTGCTTCTCAGACAGGGATGTCGGCAGCGCAATTAGCTGGTCAATTATCTGGACAAGCGGGTCAGTTAGGCATATCTGGGCAACAATTAGGCGGTCAATTAGCACAAGGTCTTGGTACGCTAGGTGTTGATTACGGTGGATTAGGGTTACAACAAGGCGAGGCTTTGGGCACACTTGGTTTGAGACAGGCTTCGCTAGGTCAGCAGCAACAGCAGTTAGGGCAGCAAGAGGCAGGGTTCTTGTTTGATATTGGCCAGAAACAACAAAGTCAGCAGCAAGCCGAGCTTGAGGCAGCACGGTCCACGGCCCTACAAGCAGCGTATGAGCCTTATCAGCGTTTAGGTTTCTTGTCTGATATTTACAAAGGTGCACCATCTACACAAATGTCTGTAACGGGTGCAAGTAGCCCTAGTGTATCGACGGGTGAGAAGATTCTTGGTTTGGGTATTGCAGGTCTTTCGGCAGCCGCCGGAGCAAAATCCGCTAATTTATTTTAAAACAGGATTACTTTAATGATGAATCGAAATTTAATGAATAGACAGATGTTTAGAGAGGGCGGTGCGGCTTTTCCCGATCTTAGCGGGGATGGCAAAGTGACGCAGAAAGACATCTTAATAGGTCGCGGTGTTGTGCCGATGCAAGAAGGCGGTGTGCCGGTGCCCACACTTTCTAGAGAAGACATACAACTTTTTTTACAAAATTACCCTGATTATTTAGAAAATAACAGCTTGTTTGACGAAAGAGGCGTGGTAAGACCTGAAGTTATGCAAGAAGTTCAGAGGTTAAAAGAAGCTAACGTTACGTATTCTGATCCTTTAAGACCGGCACCTTCCGCTCCAGCCTTTGTGCCTACTCCTTCAAGACCGCCACAAGTTTCTCCCGAACAGCTTGAAAATTTTTTACTAAATAATCCGGAATACTTAGAACAAAAAGGTAGTGTGTACGGAGAGGGAGGAAATTTAAACCCTGAAGTTTTAGCGCCGCCACCCGATGAAGTTTTAGCGCCTCAACCCGTATACGGCATGCAAGAAGGCGGTATGGCTCCGATGGCCATGCCCCCTCAAGGTATGATGCCTGCGGCACCACCGGCAGCAATGCCAGAGATGGCGCAAGCGCAACAAGCGGGTATGGACCCTGCAATACTTGAACAGATGTTGTCTCAAGCCAGCCAAGGCATCATGGCTTTGGATGAGGCTGAAGACTACGAGCAAGTCATGAATTCAATGAGAGAGACCGACGCTACTATCGAAGAGCGGCGAATGGAACTCGCAGATATTGTAGGTGAGCAGGATGCTCAACAAACCCCAGAATCAGTTCTTACTTTAGTACAACCCGTCATGATGATGGCTAAGGTTGATGAAGGTATTGGCGGGTTGGCTCAAGGAGCTATGACTGAACCAGTAACTGGAGATATGGCCGGAGGCATTATGTCTACCGTCAATATGGGCGCTGAGGAGGGCCCTGCTCCTGTAAATTTTAACCAAGGCGGTGTAGTTGGAATGCGTATGGGTGGAGACCCTTTTACTGCGCCGCCTGCAAATATGCTAAAAAGTCCTCTACAGCAAGAATATGAATTACAACGTAATTTTTACGGACAACTTCTAGATAAAGATGCCCAGACTAGAGCGCTTCAAGGTCAACAAGATTTGACTAAAGCGCAAATGCTTTTTGATCTAGCGCAGACCGGACTAGCAATCGCGGCCCCCGGCCCACAACGTATGAGTCTTGCTGAGAAACTTGCGTATGCTGCACAACAAACAGAATTGTTTCCTAAAATAGGTGCTCGTGCAGCTGACTTAGGTAAATTTAAACAAGAACAAGAACAAGAATCTCGTAAATTTGATTTAGCCGCCGCTCAAGGTGCTATGGATTTGCGTAACCTTGGCATTCAAGAAGGTTACGATATAGAAAAAGAGAGAATTAAACAAGAAGCTGATATAGAAAAAGAACAAATAAAACAAAAAGCACAATCTGAACGTGATGCACAAAAAACTTATTCGGGTTGGCTGAGAGACGTATCTTTAAAAAATGCAGACTATCAAGCAAACCCTAGACAAGAAACTTATCTAGATCAAAATACTGGGGTAGAGGTAGTTTATCAAACTACAAATAAAATTATTACAGGAGAAAATCCAGAAAATATTTATGACCTTAGGTTAGACTCTACCACCGAATTATTAAAAGGTCCCGATGGGAGACCTCTTGTTAAATCCGGGCCTGACATAGAGACAATGTCTATTATGGACGTTAATGGAAATAAACAGTTATATAGTAGAAACAAAAGCGTATCCGGTTCTGTTTTTGAACCCGTTACAGGGCCCGAGGGAAAACCACTTTATACAGATATAGCTGCTTTAAAATGGGAAACAAGAACGGACCCTTCTGGAAAAAAAGAATCTGTTTTAGTTAATACAAAGACAGGCAAAATACAAGAAAGCTACACATTACCCGACGAATTTGAGTTTATGTCTGTTAAAGACGGAAATTACGACGTAAAACTTGCTGTTAATAAAAGAACTAAAGCGGCTGAAGTAGTGTTTAGCGGATCGCCTAAAAACGAAACGCTTACGGTGGACGGACAGGTGTTGAAATACGACCCCGTCTCCGAAAAGATAACGACTTTGTACACAGCGCCGGGTAAACCGGTTCTTAAACAGATAACAGACGGTCGTTTAGCCTACGTGTATCCGCCTGATCCAAACGTTCCGGGAGACACGGGTAGAGAAGTTCCAATACATAACTCTGTTGCAAAAGCGCAAACTTACTCTTATGAAAATTGGAACGACGTTGAGGGAGGCCGATCTTACGTATTCTTTAGAGTCAATGACGGAAAAGATGTTTATTACGTAGACCAAACGGATGCTGAGGGTAATCCCAAAGTTGTTGATCCTAGGTTTTTGGCTAAGTTAATTCCAATTAGCGACGATACCGCTAATGCTGCCGCAACAGCGGGTATGCAAAGGCTTAAGCGAGAAGAAAGATATAAGAAAACACGACTTAAGCTTTTAATAAGCGATATAGACAAAAAGCCTATCAATGTATTTAATGAACGTGTAGCGCCAGACTTTAATCCTAACCTGAGCGTTCAAGAAAGAGCGGATGCTAGAGACTTCGTTATAAACAATTTAGAGGAAGCTCAAAAATTAAAGAAGGAGTTAGAGTCAGAAAAAGGTGACGCACAATATATTGTTAGAAACAATATTAACTTAGCGGAACAAATTGAAAAAGGTACGGGCTTTTGGAATAACCTAAAAGCTAGTTTAGGTACTGCGGGAGCGGCAATATTTGGTATGGATGAGCCTTTTTGGGCAGAGAACATTTATGCTAAACAAGCGGTAAGAGCTATAATGTTAAACTTCCGTATGGCCGCTGCAAATAGTCCTAGAGTTGCAGAAGGCGAACAGGTGAGACTTGCCTCTATCATGGCTGATGTGGATAAATGGATGACAACCGGAAAAATAGAGCTAAATAAAGTTCGTCTTTTAAAGGATCAATTTATAGACGAATTGCTGTATGTCCAAGATAGATTAAGGGATGGCACTGAAAAAAGTAAACCTGTTTTGACCGCTTTAGAACAATCTGAAGTAGCTTTAGAACAAGCAATAAATATTATGGATTCTATTATCCCTTACAGCCAAAGCGGGTTTGTTCCTACAGAAGATCAAAAAACTCTTATAGAGAGTAAAAAACGACAACAAAGATAAATAAAGAACGAGGTATAATTTATGGCCACAGAAGAACTTCCCATAGGACTTCCTCCTTCTGCTTACGTGGACCCAAACAATCCGCCGGTAAAACCTATTGAACTGACTAACCCTAGAGTTAATTGGTCCGACGAGGAACAAGCTCAATTAAGAACTCAGATTGACCGATCTACCGGTAAAGCAGTTGATTTAAACGCGGATCAGTTAACGTCTAAATTATTAGATTTTACAACTGAAATACTTAATGAAAATCCGTATTATCAAACCTTGGGTGGATTAAACGTTGAGGAATTATTAATAGGTCGATCAAACGCTTTTGGGGAGTTGTTCCCTGAAGTTGTAGCTGCTCAAGTTCCCGGACAAAGAAACCGATGGTTTGATACTTATGCTAAAAAAAGTGAGTTTGAAAAAAAACAACTTTTGCTTAGTAGATTAACAAATTTAAAAGAAGGTGATTTAGTAGAAAAATTAAAGGCCTTAGTAAAAGGAACTGGAGAAGGTTACGTAGGGGCAAAAACAGCTTTGGAAGCAGGACGTAAAGCTTTTACCGCTACACCCGCTACACTACCATTTGTTGGGCCTTTTGCTAAACCTATTGCTGGAGTAACGGTCGGACTTGGAACGGCCATTGCCAGTTCTCTTGTTACTACGCCTCTTGGAGAATATCTTTTTCCAAGAGAAAAAAATTTATTGCCGGGAGAGGTTTCCGAAATAGAAGGAATTAGAACCGCCGCTAATATATTAGCTGGGGGCCCCGTAGTAAAAGATTACGCTTTAAAAGCAACGGGACCAGCTTTAATGCTCGAAAGAATGAGACAAGCGGGGCCTGTTAAAACTACTAAAAGCCAAAGGTTTGCCGCTTTTTTAGATGAAATGTTTCCAAAAACAAGAGAGCTTTACGAAAAAAGCCCCGGAAAATTTATAGCGTCTGAAGCGGGGTTAGCTGGAATAGCCGGAGTAACGGTATCTAACTTTGAGCTAGATCAAGACCCTGTTTTAAGAACTTTTGTTGAACTGGGTCTTGGATTAACGCCAACTTATGGCGCAATTGAAATTGCTCAAAGAGGTGTTCCAAAGTTGTTAGAATTTTATAAAGGGTATTCGCCTACTAGGGTTATTACAGGTGGTGCGTTGGGTCGAGAGGCGCTTTTTACTAATTATAAAGAAGTATTTAACAAACTTAGACGTAACTCTCCCGAAAATGAAAAATTATTACAGACAAAAGAAGGACGAGACGCTGTTCGTTTAATTTTAGATTTTTTTATAGAAAGTGGAGAAAATCCACTAAACGTTGCGGCAAATGCGGAAAAAGGTGGGGACTGGTTAAAAGATCTACCGGAATCTGTTTTAAAAAAAGTGTCGGAAGAATTAAAACTTGCCGAGGGTGCCGCTGAAAGTGAATTAACGGTTGGCTTAAGAACAGGTTCTCCTACTGCTTTAATCTTAGAAAATTATTTCATGAATCAACGCGAACGATTAAAAGCAGCTAAAGACCCCGTAGGAAGAAAAGCGTCCTTATTCAATAAAAATCTAATTAAAATATTTAATAATACAGGAGATCCTAGGTTAGTCGAAGTAGCTAGAGAGCTAGAACAACTTGAGTTTACTAACTTAATGGTAGATAAATTATCGGATGCTGTAGATAAAGCTACTCAATCGGCCTTGCAGTTAAGTAAAGGTAACACGCAGTTTGAAAGAATTGATGAAATATCTACGGCTCAAGCTAAAGCTTTAGAACAACAGTTTGATTATGCTAACGCCATTTCTATATCCTTGTATGAAGCCGCAAGAAAAGCTGGGGATATACCTAATGTACAAAAGTTTTTTGATAGTGACGGTGTTACGGAGTTAGATGCCCCTTTGTTTATTAAAAAATGGGATGATCTTTTAAAGCAATATGATGAAGAAACATTAAAGACCTTCGGTAAGGACAAATTCTTTTCAGAAATTCAAAACACCGTTAACCGAATGAAAACCGAATTAGACTTAGAAGGGTCTCCTGCGGCAAATCCGGCTCAATTAAAATTAGAAAACATGAAAGAATCCGAAGAGTTTAGTAAAGCTTTAGGATTATATGAAAGAATAGTAAACGGCGATGTAAACTTTGCCAAAGGTAAAAAAACCCCCGAAGACATAGATCGTTTATCTAACCCTCCTGAAATAACGGTTAGTGATGCAGGAATTCCGATAGCTTCTAGAGAAAACATTGAAAACATCCAAATTCTTTTAGACGATTTTTTCCCTGAATTAGGTAGCGGTCGTCAAATTACAGACTCCAGAAGGTTACTTAAAGCTCAAAAAGAAGCCTTAATTGCTGAATTAAAACAAGCTTCTGGTGATCTTCCTAGAGAAGGAATTGCGTTTTCCAGTTTGGTGAATTTAGGAAAACGTTTAACTTCGTGGAGGGCAGATAGTCGTAGACGAGGAGACGATTTATACGGCATTGCCTCCAAAATGAAACAAGCCTTGTTTGAAGACATTAATAACAGTGTTCCCACAGAAACTTCGTCTGCTTTACGTGTGGCGAGATCTTTTTATAGAGGTTTTGGAGATGCCATAAAAAGAAGCATAGCCGGAATACCCGCTGGAAGAAAAGGATATGACGAACGTTTAATGGACCCGGAAAGTTTTGCTAGATCTTATTTAACCGGAAGTGACGCAACCAAAGCAACTAAGTTAAAAGCACTAAATAATGGTTCTGAATACCTCCGGTCGAGGGCGGAAGAATTGTTACCCGAAGACACTGAGTACACTTATCGAGATGCAAACGATGAAGAGGTAACTGTTAATCTTCGCCAACAAATACAAGATAACGTAAACACTGTATCAGGATTAACGTTGGAAGTATTAAACAGAGACATTATTGCGCCTTTAAAGAAAAAATTAGATACGGTAACCGAACAGTATAAAAACGACCCTCCTGAAGAATCTACGAAAAAAATTGCAGAAGCCGTTAGACAAGAACTAATTAAATTACAAACTAGATTTAAAACAGACGATGGAAAAGCATTAAAAGAAGTTTTAGGAGAGGATTTTGTAGACGGTCTACTTGAAATGGATAGCGGTTTAGATGTTTTGCAAAAATCTTTAGCCGAAGCCGCCGCTTTTAAAGAACGTTTTAAATCAGATTATTCTTTTGGTCGCGCTATAAATTCAAAAAACCCTTATGTAACGGTTAAGTCCGCTATTGACAATAGAGAAGGATTTGGCCCCGAAATATTAGATGACTTTATTCGTGATGTAAATAACGTTGCTAAAAGAGACCAAGTTCCAAAAAACTTTAATAAGGAAGAAGCTTTAGAAGGACTAACGGGTAGTATTTTTCAATATGTGTTTGAATCTGCCGGTGGAAATGCTAACTTTAATCCACAAAAAGCAGGCGATGTTTTGTTTGAGCAGGGACAAGGGTTTAATAATCGTCCAAAACAAAGCATTGCTGATTTTTTAATTAAACGAAAATTAATTGATAAACAGTCTTTAGACCGATATGCCGCTCTTTTGAAAAATATTCAACAATTTGAAGATGGTGTAAAGTTAACGGGTTTAGAGTTAAGCCCAGAAAACATGTCTATGGCTCAAGAATTAGCTACGCGTTTAATGGCCGTTCGTTTGGTTAAATATATACCGGGGACACGAGGAAGTGGTTTGGTAGAAGAACAAATGGCTTCTAAATTTGCGATGAAGTTTTTAAGGGAAATGCCTTTTAACGCAACGTCTTTAGCTATGGAAAAAATTGTAAAAGACAAAGATCTTTTTATTTTAGCGTTGAAAACCCCAAGAAATGCGGTTGAAAAAAGAGCAATTGATGAAGTAATTAAAAAGAAGCTAGGTAATTTATACGGAGCAGTAAAAGAAGAAATTGGAAAACAGGGTCGTGGACGTGCAGGCTTGGTTGCTCCTAGAGTCATTCAATCCGAGGATATTATTGAAGAGGAACCTGAACAAGATATCCCTGGAATAGACAGCCCATTAGTACAACTAGAAAGATCACCTGCCGCTCCCACCGGCGGTGCAAGCGCCCCTGAACCGCGTCCATTTGTAGTCGCGCAACTGCCCGTGGCTCAACAGCCACCGGCACAAACGACCTCGGACAGTTCAGGGGTAGCTAGTTCTCCAGAAATGAGAGCAAGGTACAAAAGAGATTACCCTAATGACATAGTGTCTTCCCTTATTCCAGATGCGCCCGGTCAAGGCATAGAAAGCTTGCTAGGCTAATGGCAATCCCTCGCTTTAGTTTTGGTTCAGGCGCAAGTGGTTTATACAACCCTAACCAGATACTCGTGCCCACTACATTAACGTCAGCGGATAAGACTCAACTATTGGATTACGATAAAAAGATAGCTGATTACAAAGCTCAAGTTGACGCTTATAACAAAGCGGTTGAAGCTCATAATAAAAGCGGTACAGGGACTTTTAGTCAGAAAGAACCTACTGATCCGGGGATCACGCAAAAAGAAATCGATACCTTTGGCGCAGAGTCCGCGGCCCGTGCACAACAGTTACAGACGGCACGGCAGAATGCTTTGAACATCCTTCAGAACCCTGAAGGTTTTTCTAGTTACTACGGCATTGGTTCGCTTGGTTTCGAAAACGGCGGAGATGTACCTTTTTTCTTAGAGGCAGAACCAACAAGATCTAAGGTTCCTTCTCAAGAAGAGCTTACTGAAGCACTATTACGATACTTTCCGGTACTACAACTATTAAACAAAACTTCAAAAATTTATACAGAGTTGGTTCCTGACATAATTAAAACTTCGGTAAAGATGGCTAAAAACCCTGAATCAAGAGAAGAAGAATTTAAAGACCTTGATTTCCGAGTAAAAAATAGAGCTGATTCAATTTTAAACATGTTTGGTACTTCTACTGAAGAACTTATGCCCCGCGACAAAGAACCTGTTTACAAAACGGAGTTCGAAGACGGCGGCGCGGTAGGTGAGGGGATTGGTTCTTTACAAGAAAAAGTTTACAAAGTAGACCCTGACATTTTTATTGAATACGGCTCTGGCTCTAGGGAAATACCTGAATACATAGACGGCCAACCTGTAGCTATAAAAGAAAAATACAAAGAAGGTCGCGGCAATTTAGGTTTTAATGTAACTACGCCAAACGAATACCAGTTTGGTGCCGGAGCTTCTGGTCGATATCTTTCAGGAGAAGTTGAACTCCCTGAAGAAATACAGGCGTTTGGTGCTCCTGCCAAAATAAATTATGGCGAAGGCTTAACGCCAGAACAATACTATGCCTATTACAGTACTCCAGAAGGATTATCTATTTCTGGTAATTACCGCGAAGGAAATCCTGATCAAAAAAGCGTTCTTGAAATAATGTTGTCTAAACAAATTAAATTCAAAAACATAGACGATCTAACCAACCGCATCGCACGGTTGTTTAAAGGAAAATAATCCCTAAAACGCCTGCTACAAAGATTAAAAGACCTACATAAAACATAGGATTGTTTTCTTCTTTAAAATCGCTTGAGTTTAAACTGCGACCATAAATTTCTCTTGTCGAACGGTTAGCACGTAATGTTTTATTGTCTTTCATAACGCCTCCTTAAAGTAACCAATCACGGGCTTGTTCGCCCAAAACTTGACCAGCAATATCAATTTTGCTTTTAAGCGCAATTAATATCTTCTCGTCGATAGTGTTTGGTGACACCAAATCAATGTATGTCACCTTGTTTGTTTGTCCAATACGATGCGCTCGATCCTCCGACTGTAATCGAATCTCCAAATCGTAGCTGTTGCTGTAATAGATAACCGTGTTAGCCGCCGTCAAAGTAATACCGTAGCCTCCTGTTCGAGGCTGACCCACAAAGAAACGTAAAGGGCCGTCCTTGTCTTGAAACTCTTCGACAATGGTCTGGCGTTCGTCCTGCGGCGTTTCGCCGTAGTAGCAAGCCACTGATTCTTCACCATATTTTTCGGATAACGTATCACGGATCTTTTTTATGTCATGAGTATACGAAGCCCAGATAATGACTTTGCCTTGCGTCTCATCCAAAATAGTTAACAACTCGTCCATCCGGTTGTTATCCAGACTCTGAATCTCGCCATCATCCGGTTGTAAAAAACCACAGCATATCTGTTGAAGCCGCATGATCTGCGTCAACACACTAGCGGTTGTAGCTAACTCGCCATCTTCTAGTTTAGCCAAGGCTAACTTCTTCATCTGCTTGTACAGCCGAGCTTGCTCCACGGACAACGGCACATCGCGTCGGATGTAGAGTTTGTCTGGCAAGTCGAGACAGTCTTCTTTAAGTATTCGATTACTAAACTTATCGAGATTATTATTAAGCTCATCTAAACGACGGTAACCTACAATCTGGTTAAAACTACGATGACCCATTGCACGTTGTTGCACGTTGGCGTAACGGCCTTGAAAAGCATAGTAACTGTTAAACCCCAAGCACTTAGGATTCAAGAATTCGCATTGACTAAACAAATCCATAGGACTTTTGGTAACGGGAGATCCTGTCAGTATTCGTCGGTACTTGCTAAGGTCTTGTAACTTAATGATATTTTTTGTTCTAGCCGCTTTTCGATTCTTAATCGTAGTGCTCTCATCGACAATAACCATATTGTCTGGATTCTTTTTCAAAAACACTTTAGCGATCTGTACACCTTTACTTGTGCTGAACGCTTCGACGTTCATAACAAATATTTTTATACCGTCGAACGGGTCTAACACAAAAGGCTCTAATTCGTCATGGAATTTTTGTGTAATATTAGGTTGCCAACGGACAATGTTTCGCGCTATCCTTTCAGGCAGATGCACGGGGATTTCTTTTCTAACCCAATTATCATAGACACCTTTAGGTGCGATAACTAACACTGCGTTGATTTTGTTTTCTTCGTGGAGTATAGCCATCGTGTCTATAGCAACTTTGGTTTTTCCGGTTCCCATCTCCATGAATAAAGCATAGTGCTTCGCGGCCCACGAATCACGGATCACGTTTAACTGGTGATCGAAGGGTTTGGTCTCGAATTCGTAGTTCTTCATTTTTTTCCTTTTGGCTATTGACATGTGTACGATATAGTATAATATACATCTTTGTCAAGACCCGGTATGGTCTTTAACAACGAAAGGAGAAAAAATGGACTTGACGAAATTAATGGAGGAAGACACTAGTCCGAGCAAAGGCTCGATAGAAAGTCTGAATCAAGGTGGTTTGAAATCAGTGGCAGACGTAGCAAAAAAGATTAGAGATAAGGAAGAACTTATTTCTGACCTTGAAGAAAAACTATCAGTCGAGAAGAAAGCTTTACTCAAACTAACCGATGAAGATTTGCCGGGGATGTTTATTGAGCTAGGCTTGAACAAGTTAGAACTCGATGATGGTTCAACAGTTGAAGTAAAACAAACATACGGTGCTTCGATTAAGGTAGATAACCGATCCGCCGCTTATGATTGGCTTCGGGATAATGACTATGATGACATTATAAAAAACACCGTAGCTTGTAGCTTTGGCAAGGGCGAAGACGAGGTCGCAAAAGACTTTGCAGAATTTGCGATGAAGAATGGTTTCGATGCCCAGACCAAAACGGAAGTTCATCCGCAAACACTTAGGGCTTTTATTAAGGAACGAGTCGAGGCAGGTGACGAGTTTCCAATGGAGCTTTTTGGAGCATGGGTAGGGCAACGTGCGACGATTAAACGTAAAAAGGGGAGTAACTAATGGCAACAAAAACTGAAGTAGCGAAGAAGAAAGAACAGGGTATTACTATTTTTGATCCATCTATCTTTGAGCAAGATGCAGGTAAGGGCTTGGAAAACGTAGGTCAGGAGGATTTGGCGCTACCTTTTGTTAAAGTCTTGTCTGGTAATGATCCAGTGCTTGACGAGAACGAAGAGGCTCGTAAGGGGGATATCTACAACACCGTTACTGGTAAAGTTTACAAGGGTAAGACAGGTATAAAGGTTATCCCATGTGCTTATCAGAGACGTTTTATTCAGTGGGCTCCTCGTGGTTCTGGCAATGGAGCACCAAGTGCCATTTACACGCCTCAAGACCAACGGCCTAAGACCGAGCGGTCAGCGGATGACAACAAAGAATATGTTGTGGGAGGTAATGGCGAATATATTGAAGAGACTCACCAACATTTTGTCTTGATCTTAAACGAGGATGGAAGCGTCGAGCCTGCTTTGATTGCGATGAAATCCACTCAGTTAAAGAAATCAAGGAAGTGGAATTCAATTATGGCAAGCCGCGTCATGCAAGGCCAGAACGGAACCTTTACTCCGCCACGATATAGTCACATTTACCACTTGAAGACTATTCAGGAAGAGAACTCAAAGGGATCTTGGCACGGTTGGGAAATGTCTTTGGAGTCTCAGATTGAGGATGCGGGTATGTATCATCAAGCTAAGAAGTTTTCTGAGGACATCACGGCAGGAGAAGTTGTCGTTAAACACGACAATGGAGAGGGTGAGACGAACGGAGATCAAATACCGTTTTAATCATTCTGGGGCGGGGAAACCCGCCCTTCCACCGTGGGAGATTATATGTCAGTTGAAAAGTTTGCAGCCATATTTGAAGGCTTAAAGTCGGCCTATGGCTATTTTAAAATAGAAAAGCAAAAAGCAAATGGAAAACAATCGGGGAATGCCGGAGTAATTCGAGAAGAACCTACTGTAGAATTATTTAAAGAACATCTTGCAGGTAATGGTAGAGGTCTGGGTATAATACCCATTAACGAAAACGATTCTTGTAAATGGGGTTGCATTGATATCGATCAGTACCCGCTTGATCATGCGGCGCTTATTAAGAAAATACGCGGTCTATCGCTCCCTCTTGTCGTCTGCCGATCAAAGTCGGGCGGCGCGCATTGCTTTTTATTTAGCAATGAATGGGTCTCAGCTAAAGACATGCAAAAAGCCCTTAAGAATATGTCTTCTGCTCTGGGCTTCGGCGAGAGCGAGATTTTTCCCAAACAAATCAAATTACACTTAGATCGTGGAGACGTAGGTAATTTTTTAAACCTACCGTATTACAACGCTGAAGAAGGATTGCGTTACGCTTTTCTTGACGATGCGACTTCAGCTACGTTAGCAGAATTTATTAAGCTGTACGAAACTTATGTAAAAACCCCAGAAGAAATACAGAACTTACAAGTACCCGAAGCTAAAGAAACAAACCTCTTGGCCGACGGACCACCGTGCTTACAGATACTTAGCCGTCAAAAAATATCGGAGGGCGGTAGGAATAACGGATTGTTTAACATGGGAGTTTACTTACGTAAGGCTCACCCAGATAGTTGGGAGAGCGAGATATTAAAGTACAATCAAGAATACTTTCAGCCGTCGCTTCCTTTGGCGGAAGTCAACATTGTAGCGAAACAACTGTTAAGAAAAGACTATGCATATAAATGTGGTGATGCTCCTATTAACGCTCATTGCAATAAAGATTTGTGCCGGACACGGAAGTTTGGAGTCGGCGCGGCAGTGGCGGGAGCCACCATCGCCAACTTACGCAAGTACAATTCCACGCCACCAATATGGTTTATGGATGTCAACGGAGAACCGTTAGAGCTAGACACTGACGGATTGATGAGCCAAGCTTCTTTTCAAAAGGCTTGCCTTGAGCAACTTAACTTTATGCCCCGTTCAATGAAGCGTCAGAACTGGGAAGGTCGTGTCAGTGGTTTGCTATCCGAGATGAAAGAAAACGACGGAGCAATCATTGAGGTCTCACAAGACGTTACATCCTCTGGTCAATTCTACGATTACCTTGAAGAGTTTTGCACAAACATGCAACAGGCTCAGGACAAAGAAGAGATACTATTACGTCGCCCTTGGTCTGATGAAGAAACTTCTTGTACGTTTTTTAGATTGAAAGACTTTGAAGATTTCTTAAAGAAAAACAAATTCTTTGAGTTCAGACGAAACAAGATAGGTAAATACTTACGGGATATTCAAGGAGAAAACACCGTTATGAAAATTAAAGGTAGAGCTGTTCGGGTTTGGAAAATACCTAGTTTTGACAACGCCGATGTAGAGATAAACATCCCATCATTCAGACAAAAGGAGTCTCCATTTTGAGCGATTTAGATTATGACAAAAGAGCCAAAGACATGTATCAAATGCACGTTAATGAGTATCGAACTCTGACTGCAATTGGTAAACGATATGGCCTAACTAAAGAGCGCGTTCGACAGATCGTGAACAAATACAAAGAAGGATTGGTGGATGTACAGGATATTCGGACCTCCGGGAACAGGGAAGACAACTAAGCTACTCAACATGGTGGACAAAGCCCTTGAGGACGGAATCCATCCGAATGAGATTGCTTTCCTAGCCTTTACTAGAAAGGCCGCAAACGAAGCAAAGGAACGTGCCTCGGTTAGATTTAATTTAGATCCTAAAACGGATCTGACTTATTTTAGAACCCTGCACAGTCTTGCTTTGGCTCAGACCTCAATTAAGTTTGAGAACATTATGAGTGAACAACACTATAAAGAATTGAGCAATTCGATTGGGATCGTGCTTAACGGCACACGGTCCACGGATCTATACGATGATCTACCTACCGCATCGAGTAAAAAAGATCCGATCCTTGGCCTCATTAATCTAGCTCGATTAAAAAAGGTTTCCCTGCGAGAGGAATACAACAAAAGTTCTGTCGATATTCCTTGGAACACCGTTGATTATGTTAATCGTGCTTTTTCTGATTACAAAAGAAACATGGGGCTTTACGATTTTACCGATATGCTTGAGATGTTTATTGCGGAAAGCGATAAATGTTGCCCTAAGTTTAAGCTTACTTTTTTAGATGAAGCTCAAGACTTATCTGCTTTGCAGTGGGACATCGCACATATCTTGGATAAAAACTCCGAGAGAATGTATTGCGCGGGGGACGACGATCAGTGCGTTTTTAGGTGGTCGGGGGCGAATGTGGATCACTTTATCAACCTAGAGGGCGGTTCAGAAACATTAGAACAATCGTATCGAATCCCAAGTTCTGTTCACGTCGTAGCAGAAAACGTGGCGAAAAGAATTCACCGCAGATTTCCAAAAACATATTTACCTCGAACGGAGTTGGGGACAGTTCAAAGAATAAACACTATTGATGCTTTAGACTTCTCCCAAGGTAATTGGCTAATTTTGTCTCAAGCCGGATATCATCTTCAAGCGGTAGCTTCTAATTTAAAATCAAATGGTTACCTGTTTAATTACAAAGGGCATCGCTCAATTGGCGAAAAATTATCTGAAGCTGTAAACGGTTGGGAAAGTCTTCGCAAGGGTAAAGAAGTGTCTGGAGCGGTTGCTCGAAAGATTTACAATTATATGTCCGCCGGTAAACGTATCCAACGCGGGTTTAAAAAACTACCCGCATTAGAGGACGAAGAGTTTGTTACTCTGCAAGGCTTAATAAACAATCACGGTCTATTAGCTACTAAAGATATGATCTGGTCAGAGGCAATGGATAAAATACCTGAGACCGAACGAGCATACATCACGGCGTTGTTAAGACGGGGCGAGAAGTTTAATGCCACGCCTCGGATAACAGCGTCCACGATCCACGGATCAAAAGGTGGAGAAGCGGATAACGTTGTACTGCTCACGGACCTGAGTCCTGCCGCAGAAAGCGAGATGCATATTAATCCTGACGATATGCACCGTGTTTTTTATGTCGGGGTAACGAGGGCTAGACAAAATCTATACATTGTTGACCCCGAAGATATCGGAAGGAGTTACCACTTATGAACTGTTGGTATTGTAATCATGAATTGATTTGGGGCGGCGATCATGACATTGACGAAGAGGATGATATTTTTGAAATAGAAACAAATTTAAGTTGTCCTTCGTGTAAAGCATTCGTATTAGTTTTTAAACCAAAAGAGGAAGCGATTGAAAATGATGAAGTCTGAAGAAAAAGATGTGGACTACGCTGAGTTTTATTTAAAAGCACAAAAAGAATTTAAGCTGATAGCCGACTGTGTAAATAAAAGAGAGTATTTTCAAGCGGAAAAACACGCCATGAATGCAATGGTTGACATGAAAATGCTTTGGAACAGTTTAATAATTCTTAAAGAAAAACATTTAAAACTCTGGAGGAATAATGAACAGGGCTGACTTACTTAAAAAAGCAGACGATTTGATCAAGGGGGATCGAGCAAAAGATTATGGTGATGCTTATGAAAATCACGATAAAATAGCTAAAGGATGGAACGTAATAGCAAAGTCAGCAATTGAAAGTCATGGGAGGATCACAGCATCTCACGTTGCCCTCATGATGGATTGGGTAAAGACGGCACGTCTTTTAAACACAATAGACCACGAAGATTCGTGGATCGACAAGGCAGGGTACACCGCGCTTGGAGGGGAATTCTCCCCAAAGGACAAAAAGTAAAGAGAGGTTTGTATGGCAGGAAACTTGCAGATGGCGATGTTTGCTCCAAAAAGCGAATGGATACCCCCGATGGAATTGCCAGACATCACAACCGCAAAAAAAATTGCTATCGACGTAGAAACGAGAGACCCCGATATTAAAACCAATGGCCCAGGATGGGCTACAGGAAACGGGGAGGTTGTAGGCTATGCCGTAGCCGTAGATGGATGGTCAGGGTATATCCCAATTCGCCATCTTGGTGGAGGTAATTTAGACGAAAAGATTGTCAACAAGTGGCTGAAAAAAGTCTTCGAATGTCCTGCCGATAAAATTATGCACAACGCTCAATACGATGCGGGGTGGATTAAACGTATGGGTTTTGATCTCAAAGGAAGAATAATCGACACAATGTTGATTGCGTCTTTATTAGATGAGAACCGATATAGCTACAGTTTGAATGCCCTGTCTTATGACTTGTTAGGCAAAACTAAATCAGAAAAAGGTTTAGTCGAAGCCGCTAGAAGTTTCGGCGTTGATCCTAAAGCTGAGATGTGGAAGCTTCCCGCAATGCATGTCGGTGCTTACGGTGAGGCGGACGCTGAACTCGCTCTTGAGCTCTGGAATTATTTCAGCATTCAACTTGGAAAAGAAGACCTCTGGGGCATCGCTAATCTTGAACTGGAACTTCTCCCATGTCTTATCGAAATGACTTGGCGTGGGGTCAGGGTCGATCAAGATAGGGTTGAGAAAACTCGGAACAGTCTTGTTAAGCGGGAACGGGAAGTCATGAAAGAGATCAAGAAGATTGCCGGTCGTGACGTTGAAATCTGGGCGGCTCAATCTCTTGTAAAAGCGTTCGACAAAGTCGGCCTCCAATATCCAAAGACGGAAAAGGGCGCACCGAGCTTCACTAAACTTTTCCTCCAAGAGAACCCCCACCCTCTCGCGCAACTCATCGTTGAGGCTAGGAACCTGAATAAGACCACCGGCACTTTCCTCAACACAATCATGAAACACTGCCACGCTGACGGTAGAATCCATAGTCACATCAACCAAATAAGGTCAGATGACGGCGGCACAGTATCCGGTCGTTTAAGTATGAATAGCCCAAACCTTCAGCAAATTCCCGCAAGGGACCCTGAGATTGGGCCAATGATACGTTCTTTGTTTTTGCCAGAAGAGGGAGAGCAGTGGGCGGCAATAGACTTCTCGCAACAGGAACCACGGATCTTGGTCCATTATGCTCATGTTTATGGTGAGAGTCGTAATTTGCCATTGGAGGGTGCATTAGATTTTGTAGAAGCGTACAACGAAGATCCTAGCACAGACTTCCATACAATGGTGGCGGAAATGGCTAACATACCGAGGAAGCAAGCTAAAGTAATTAACCTTGGCATGATGTACGGAATGGGGGTTGGAAAGCTATCGGAGCAGTTGGACATTTCAATGGATGATGCTAAAGAGTTGATTGGTCAGTATCACAAGCGTGTACCTTTTGTTAAGGGTTTGATGAACGGTGTTATGAACCGGTTAAACGATAAAGCATCGTCGGGTTCTATCCGTTCGATACTGGGTCGTAAATGCCGTTTTGACCGATGGGAACCGGACACCTTTGCCATGAACAAAGCCTTGCCTTACCAAGAGGCTGTTCAAGAATACGGAGCCACCACGAGGCTTAAAAGGGCTTACACATACAAAGCCCTGAACCGTCTAATCCAAGCTTCAGCGGCAGATATGACCAAAAAAGCAATGGTGGATTTGTATAAAGAGGGCTTAGTTCCTTTAACTCAGATTCATGATGAGATCGCCATGTCTGTCAAAGACAAAGAGCAAGCGAAATATATTGCTGATATAATGACTAAAGCAGTGCCCTTGCAAGTTCCAAATAAGTGCGATATTGAAATCGGACCTAGTTGGGGCGAGGCAAAGTAATTGCTGTTTCACTCCTCCGAGTTGTTTTGCCCCGACATTACGTCGGGGCTTTTTTTAACTATAGATTTGTAAGACGCGCATCCACACAAGTTTCTTGATCGCGCTAGACTTTTTATAGTCTTCACGTTCTTGTTGTCTGCGATATTGAGTCCAAATAGTCATAACACCCTCCTATTTAAAGTTAGGTGCGTTCCTTCGACTGAGTAGTCTACTTCCGTCCGATTGGATGAACGTCCTCGCATTGTCTTAACTTTGCCTTTTCTTGTCAAGATAGTTGCACGGTCTCATATATTCGCATATAATCCCATGTAAACCTAAAGGAAGTGTTATGGATACAAACAAATGGAAAAGCGTATTAGTGCCTAGAGAGATTTATCTCGTGATTAAAGAGATGTCTAAGGCCGAGGGCCGCACAATTAGCGGTCAGTTGCGGGTTATCTTTGATGATTTTGTTCAGAAGTACAAACCTCGTGATGAGGATGATCGTTTCGATAATTAAAGGAGGAGTTATGTTAAAGAAAATTATAGCGGTATTACTAATTACATTGCCACTAAGCGCGTTCGCAGGGAAGTTGTTGAAGTGCGAAGGGGTTATGACCAACAGCGGTTACAAATACGTTGGCACGTATTGCATGGATTTTAACTGCACTTACGTTCAACGCTTTGTGTTTAACAGTTACTGCCCATACAGTGTGTAATGTCGTTGCAGTACTTTTTGTTTTTAGATAAAATTAACCTGACATCAGGATCTGTTTTCCTTTTGTTCTCCGTGTAGTGCTAAAGCCCTTAGTCATTTCCCCTGACTAAGGGTTTTTTTTATGAGGTAAAAATGATAGATATTAATGACATGAAGTCCGACACCCCTTCTGAAAAACCCGCCAAAGAATTTGTTGATGGGCTCCTAGCTAAGAAACCACGGGACACGGCCCCCGATTGGATTAAATGTAATCTGAGTATCAAACGAGCCGATGTGATCCGATGGTTAGAGCAAAAAGAAGGTGATTGGATAAACGTTCAAGTTTGTGAAGCTAGGTCAGGAAAATGGTATGCTGAAGTAGATAACTGGCAACCAACCAAGAAAACTTCGAGCGACAATGGATCTAGAGGATTTTGATGAGGACTTGTCCGATGAAGAAAAAGAATTCTTTTTCGCGGCAAGCGAAACCGCAGAATTGTTAAAAACTTTAAATCTGTCGGGTATTTCCCAGACCGCCGCAGTTGCCGGATCGTTGACACAAATGCTTACGCAATTGTTTATCGGCTCACGGACCTCGGGCCAAGCGTTAGGCATACTGGCCTCTTGTCTGTCTGCGGCATCTGAAAATGTAGATAAGTTACAAGGGGTTTATAAGAACCCTGATGACGAACCGTTACATTAAAGTGTTCCCCCATGACTTAGTTTAAATATGTCAGGGTCAACAGCAGACTCGTTAATCACGTCGTACAAAGGCATTCTAACTATTTTGTCACACCACGCTTTAGGTATGTGAATCTTTGCATTGGATTGTTTATCTGAGTCCGACACCACCGCCGCAACACAAATAGCCTTATCGTTCTCCGTTACTAAAAATCCAAAAGTTTTGCACTCAAACAAAGAAGCTTCCTCTACTGTTTCCCAATCAGCTACGGCAACAGCGTCTGTCCATTCGATGTACACTACCTCTTTAAAATATAAAGAATTTTTTGTTTCGTTTGCCATAGTCAGGGTTCCTTTTAAATAAAGTTGACATTTTAATATAAATCTTTTTATACTCTAGTATTCTATTACTTACGGAGCGTTTCATGAAAAGCAATAAGCCTAAAAGCACTAAGTTTTACTCTACATTAATTCCAATCCTCGCGGGTTTACTGGCGGGTTTGGCGGATTATCTATTTAATAAATAACCTCAATGAAAAACATGACGTTGTTATTACTGGTTTTGTTTCTTTTTTCCGCCAGTTTCGCCCTTGCCAGTGCTGATGTCGGGGCGGAGAGAAAAGCGCACGTTCATTGCCCCTTGAGCAAAGTACATGAGTAAACAAAAACCGTTCGAAGCAAATTTAAAAGAACTGGAGGGGTGTGTTACCCGAATGGAAGAGGACGATCTACCGCTATCCGAAGCCTTAGCCTTGTACAAAAAGGGAATGGAGCTGATTAACTTTTGCGATATAGAATTAAAAAACGTTCAGCAACAAATCCAAGTGTATGATAAGAAAACCAACAGCTTAATCGATGTCAACCCCGAATCAGTCATTGGCCCACGAAACAAGAAGTCGTAAGCCACGCACGTATTTGGTGGAGACTTACTTAAATCAGGGGGACAATTAGTGTGATGACCTATGACTTTTAATATAGAACTTATTCGTTGTAAAAGAACTGATCCAGTTTATCAAAATATTCGTAATAGACATTATGTACCTAACAAAGGAACTCATGGACAACAACTTCACTATATTATTAATTTAGACTCCAATGTTATTGGGATAATAAGTGGTGCTAGTTCAGTGTGGGCGGTTAAAACAAGGGATAATTATTTTGGTTTAACTAAAGACAACAAAAAAGTAGCTTTACCTTCAATAATAAACAACACCGTATTCAGATTAGAAAAACACATTCCTAATTTAGCTACGTTTGTTTTGTCGCGTTGGCGTAAAAGAATATCGTTTGATTGGGAAGAAAGATATAAAGTAAAAGTACATGGGTTTGAAACTTTTGTTGTAGAAGAAGATTATCGTAAAGGTACATTATATCTAGCTGATAATTGGGTTTATTTAGGTGAAACAATGGGTAGTACTAAAACACATAAAGGACTTGCTAACAAATCAGAACGTGTTTCAACAAATAAAAAAATGATATACGCAAAAAAAATACCAAACACTAAGCTATCAACATTTTACACACCAACATGGAATATAAAAAAAAAGAAGAACACATGACGGAAGATGATTTTAATCGATGTCAACCCCGAATCAGTCATTGGCCCACGAAACAAGAAGTCGTAAGCCACGCATAGATTTACTCTGGCAAGAGAACGATCACGTTGTTGTCTTTGCCCTTGGACAACCCTCGAAGTGGATCGGTCGATGTAAACACTGCGGGAGAACACACGAGCAACAAGGCCGTTCGATTAAGAAAAATTACATGGCCCGTGAGTGCCCCGCCTTTGCCCCTAGAAACAAAATTCATAAGAACGTCGAGGACAGCAAACTCGTTCTCAAGTACGGCATCACCTTCGAGGACTTTAAAGCGATGCTCAAAAATCAAAACTACCAATGCGCGATCTGCGGGATACACCAAGCGCAACTCGTCTACCGCATGGCAGTAGACCACGATCACTCGACCAACAAGGTTCGAGGACTGCTTTGCCGTCCGTGCAACCACGCCATAGGGCTACTGAAAGACGATTCACGGATCACGGCTCGCGCTTCAGAGTATTTGAAAGCGCACAAGGAATAATTTTAATGTCGCATTTGGATGAACTTGAGTCAGAGGCTATTTACATACTTAGAGAAGTAGCGGCTGAATGCAACAATCCGGCTTTATTATTTTCTGGAGGCAAAGATTCTGCCGTCGTTCTTCATTTAGGACTTAAAGCTTTTTTCCCAGAGTGCTTACCTTTTACCTTACTTCATATTGACACCGAACATAACTATCCAGAAGTTATTGATTTCCGAGATTCAACTGTTAAGGACAATAATTTAAATTTAGTCGTAAGATCGGTAGGGGATTCTATCAAACAAGGGCGCGTTCATCTAAAACACGAGGGGGAACCAAGAAATAAGTATCAAACAATAACCTTACTGGATGCGATCTCAGAACATAATTTTGACGCTTGCATTGGGGGTGCTAGAAGGGATGAGGAAAAAGCTCGTGCAAAAGAAAGAATTTTTTCTTTTCGAGATGAATTTGGTCAATGGAATCCAAAGAATCAACGCCCTGAGATTTGGAATTTATATAACGCCAAAGTTTTTGACGGAGAAAACGTTCGAGTTTTTCCGATATCCAATTGGACTGAATTAGATGTTTGGGAATATGTACAGCGTGAAAGGATTAACCTTCCGAGTATTTATTTTGCTCATGAAAGGGAGGTGGTTATAAAGAATAATTTTTTAGTTCCCGTTACACCTATTACTCCCGCAAAAGAATCTGATCAAATAAAAAGAATGAGTGTGAGGTTTAGGACGGTGGGAGATATTACTTGTACTGCCCCCGTAGAATCCAGAGCAAAAAACGTTGAGGAAGTCATTTTAGAAACGGCTCAAACTAAAATCACAGAGAGGGGCGCGACTCGATTAGATGATCAATTAAGCGAAGCATCAATGGAGATAAGAAAAAAGGAAGGTTATTTTTAATGAACGCAAAAGGGGAGTCAGGTTTGCTTCGTTTTATTACTGCAGGGAGCGTAGATGATGGAAAAAGCACCCTTATTGGTCGAATGTTATTTGATAGCAAAAGCTTACAAATAGATGAGCTAAGTGCTATTGAAGCTTCCTCGAAAAAACGCGGTATGAAAGAAATTGATTTATCTCTGATTACGGATGGACTATTAGCTGAACGCGAACAAGGTATTACTATCGACGTTGCCTATCGTTATTTTTCAACACCCTCTAGAAAATTTATTGTTGGGGACTCTGCCGGTCATGTGCAGTACACCCGAAACATGGTTACTGCGGCAAGTTCAGCAGAGCTAGTCGTTATTTTAATTGATGCCGAGAGTGGAGTGAAAGACCAAACGAGAAGGCATTTATATCTTGCACGGTGGGTAGGTATTTCCCACGTGGTATTTGCTGTCAATAAAATGGATAAAGTTAATTTTTCTAAAAAAACATATCAAGACATCACGAAAGAATGTTTTCGCCTTGCTGTATCTATTGGATACGTACAGGTTAATTCAATACCCGTGTCTGCACTTAAAGGGGATAACGTTACCATTCGAAGTGAATACATGAACTGGTACGCGGGGCCTACCTTATTAGAGTATTTAGAACGTCTGCCATTAACAAATAATTCAAGTGCGCTTCCTTTTAGGTTTTCAGTTCAAAGAGTGATGCGTCTTAATCGAGACAATGTACGAAAAAACTCTGGTTTTGAGGGCCTTGATTTACGGGGTTATCAAGGTTTGGTCGTTTCGGGCGTTATTAATTTGGGAGACGAGGTTTTAATTGGAACGAAAGGACATCGAGTAAGCGTTGCACGTATTCTAAATGCGTCGGGAGATTGTGTTAAATCGGTATCCGCTCAGGAGTCCGTAACAATATTTTTAGATCAAGAGGTTGATGTGTCGAGGGGAATGTTTTTTCACGATGTCACCGCCCCCATGACTCAAGGGGACAACTTCAAGGCTGAACTGTGTTGGTTTGATGAAAAACCATTAGATTTATCTCGGACATACCTTATGAAACATTCCTGTGGTGAAACCCGAATACGCGTAAAATCAATTCAACACCGGATTGATATGGAAACGTTAAGGCCAATCAAACCTTGTTTAACTCTGAACATGAATGAAATTGGTCAAGTCAATATAAAAGCTCAAAACGTTTTTTTATTTGACCGTTTTAAAAAAAATAAAAGCACCGGAGCCTTCATCCTTATTGATGAAGAAAATAATCGAACAATCGCCGCCGGAACCATCACGGAATAAAAAAAGGGGGCCGAAGCCCCCGCTGAGTGGTTAATGCGATTCGATGTATTGAATCGTATCGTTCATCCAAGTGAACTGATCTGGATGATCTTCTCCGAAATCCCCGCGTTTCATGGGTTTAATCGAATGCGTTGTGACTTTGTAAAGCCCTACGACTACGGGAACCGTGCCGTCTTGTTTCCACTTAAGGCCCCCGTAAAGACTGCCACAGCTGATCTCATCGTGTTTCCCGTAGTAGACTGCTATTGGGGTAGGTTTACCACGAGAGCTATTGGCTTTGAAGGCTTCGCGGATCGCTGTTATTGGATCGCGGGCCTTTCGCCATACTCCGTAGTTTCCCAAGGTAACGGCTAGGAAACAGAAACCGTTAGGCAAAACAAAATCGCTATTGTCTTTTGACATATTTTTCTCCGTGTAAATTGTTAAAGAACGTTGGAAGTTAAATCCCCACTTCCACCCCATAGTCTAAACTATATATAAGATAAAGTCAACTATTAATTTTTCTTAATTAAATCAACAAGTTAGGTGGGTTAAATTGTGTTGCAGTGCAACATAAATTTTAGACTCAATCTAAAAAACGTCGATTCGACCCGACTCGATAAAAGTAGTTGACAACCTCGCATACCTAGTCCAGAATCGAAGTTCGATTAAACAAAAGGAGGTAACTATGAAATACGAATTACAAACCTACACTCTGTGCGACGGGTGGATCAACACTTGGAAAGACAATAACGATGCGCCCATCAGCTTCGATACCAGAGAGCAAGCCGAACGCGAACTCGAAGACTTTTTCGAAGACTTGCGAGATGCCGTCGAGTGTGGAGACTTAGAAGACTATGACCACGACGATTTTCGAGTGGCAGAGGTTAGCGAATGAAAACATACGAAGTTTCTTTATCTTTAGATGCGTCGATCACGGTAGAAGTGACTGCTGAAAATGAATTAGAAGCAGAGGAAAAAGCAATAGCGAAATTTTATAACAAAGATTTAGATCAAGCCGATGTCGATCATTACTACGAGATGGGTTTATTAAACGATCATTACGTTACGGAGGTTGAGGCATGAAAAAATACAACGTAAGCATTACGCAGTACCACCGAATCGACGGTATCGAGGCCGAGAGCCTTGAGGAGGCAGAACGCATAGCCGCCGAAGATCATGCTTGGGACGATCATTTACGAGATGTAACCATAGACGCAGAGGAGGTCGAAGAATGAACCGATGGAAATTAACCAACGAACTATTCGGCAACGATAAAGATTTGCTGATCTGGAAAACCCTAGAGCGTATCGAAGATGACGAAGAACTCGAACACGTATACGAACTCTTGGCCCACGTGCCACGGCAACATCTCGTCGAATATCTGACCACGGGCCGAAGCGACGAGGCTATCTCCGAGTTGATCGATCAGAAAATAATTACCGCTACCGAGGCCAGAGTATGGGGGGATTATGAACGTTAAAGACATGGGCGATCTATGCCTTGAGTGCAGACAAGACACCTCGTGGGGGAGCGGACGATTCGTCAACCGAATCCCCGCCGGTCAAGACTTTGAGATTGGATACCTTTGTGCCGAATGCTATGAAGTGGACTTTAAAGAGGAGGAAGAATGAAATTCGAAAAACTAAAACCATTTAAAATTACCGCCACCATGACCTACACCATGTACCTCGATGCCGAAGATCACGTCGAGGCCGTGGGAGAAGGCCGTGAACTCCTAATCAATATCCCGTTCGAAGACTGGAGCCTTGCGGAAGTAGATGTCGATGCCGAGGAAGTCATGCCCACAGCAGACGAAAAAAATGTTTAAATAACACCATGAAAAAAAATTACCACAAAGACCTCACCCTACGAGAACTCGAACTGCTCATCGACGTGGTCAAACCATTACAACTCAAACTCTCGGAGGAAAATAAAAAAGTACTCAAACAAGCCGTCAACAAATTACAAAAACTCTTCGACGAGCAAAACCCGAAAAATAAACCTCAAGGCCCCTCCCGAAAACAAGAACACGTCAGCGAAATCCAACGGATCGCGGCCCTCGGGCCAGTAGACTGGCTTCATGGGAGACGGGGGAAATAACAGACCAGAAGGATCAGAGATCACGGATCGCGGATCACGGGACATTAAAAACGTTTTATATATATACCCCTCCAGAGAAATATTTTTTGAAAAAAAAAATAAAAATAGCCGTAACTCGCGTAACAATGTAACTTAGCCCTGAGACCCGCATAGTAGAGCCATTCAAGGTTACATATTAGCGGTTACACTAGCAAATAGCAGTCCTTAGTTTGCGTAACTTGGGGTTAAATTCAAATCGGCGTTAATGGGGGGGTCTGAAAGTTTTTTTAAAAAAAGTTTTTCTGGGAGGGTATATATATAGATTTTTTGTAAGGAAGGTAGTTGACAAAAACCCATAGCCTAGACTAAGCTTGGGGTTCTACTTAACTAAGGGGAATGACTGATGATTGATTGGGAAAAGGTTAGAGAATCGTTGATTGATTTATTGAACGCGGGGGAGAATCCATTCCCTGAAATTAAACCGGAGAAGGAAGGAGAAAAAGATGACGAATGAAGTTAGCTATGGTTTTTCCAACATGACCGGAGCAATTAAAAAACGGAATAAAAAACTTTTTGAATGGCTCGACACGTGCCCGTCGCATAAATTTGAGGTTATAAATTCTGTTTGGAATTCTGAGGGCGAGTCTGTTCGAGTAATGGTTAAACCAAAGGGGGACGATAATGACTAGCTTATATCAAGTTATGCAGTATGTAGAACCTCTTGATACTAACCCGAAAATAAGTGAAATCGTTGAGTGGGATGAGGCATCGGATATTTATTTGAATTGGTTAGAAAAAGCAATATTTTCATGGGATGACGATGAGGTCTCATACGAGGAAAAAGAGGAGCTTTTAAGTGAGTTGCTTAGGATTAAGGAGGTAACAAAAAATGACTGATCATTTTAAAGTATTAGGGCTGATCTATGATGATTTGGGATCGATGTACGACCGAGCAGTCCAAGCGGGGATTCAAGACGATAAATTACTGAGGGCCTTGATCCATGCTGAGGATACCGCCCGTGATCTTCAAATTAAGTTATGCAATGATCGAGCGAAAAGAATCAAGAATTCCAATCTTTTCGACACCGTTTTTTCTGGAGGTGCTCGATAATGTTTTTTCTAATTGACTGGATAGCGAAACTTATTTTTGGCGAAGAGGCCGTCGAGCGCAGTCGGCAGAGAAAAGTGCCCCGCCGCCGTCGGAGATAGAATTTTTAGAAATTTCTATTGTGTTTTAGATTTAGATATGCAATGATGTCAATATCCCTTATTTATTCGGGTCACGGGATAGGCCCTAAAACACGGAGATTTAAATGAAAGTATCAGACATTATTAAAACGTTGGAAGCATACGATCCAAATGATTCTGTGGTGATAGCTTGGTGGGAGCGAGAAGCTTTTGATCCTGATTTAGTAAGCAATTTGTCCTTAGAGGATTGGGCGGCGGCTTGTAAATATATGGAGTTTTTAATAGATTGGTCGTATGCCCATGAAGTTCTCGACGATATTTTTAAAGTGTTTTTAAAAGAGAAACACAAATGAAAGCCACTAACGAAACTAAAACGTCACGCTTTG